GGCTGCCTTGATGGCGTCGATCTTGCTGTTGATGACGGATGGACTCAACTGCATCACGACGACATCCTTCATCGCGCTGACCACTGTCTCTGCATCCAGACGGTAGGTTTCCTGCGAGTAGATAGCTGCATCATCCAGCCGCTTACCGAGGTGGATCTGCCTCATGGTTTCCTCAGTCACCATCAGATTGCTGCACCAAATCCGGAGCATGTGACTGCGGAGGCTCAACGCACCGTTGCCGAAGTCGCTGTTCTCTAGGCTGATGCCGTACGCGACAAGTTCTCCCGGGACTGGTTCGTACAGCTCGGGAAAGATGGCCTGGATGTTGATCTTGGTGTCCGTGACAACACCTTTGTAAGGGAATGCGCCGGCTTCAGCTACGCTGGTGGCGAACGCCTCGACGATGGGACGGGAGTCCAACCGGCGATACTTATCGGATAGAAATCCACGGATGTCGTCGTTGAAGGAGCGCACCAAGTAAACCTTCTCCTTCAGTTTGTTTCCGAAGTGGTCGTTAAAGCTGCGCGCAAGCAGTTCTCTTCCCCAGTCTGTTTCTTGGAGACTGGAAACATAACCGCTAGGGATACCCGTTACAGTAGCCATTTGCTGGAGAGCATTCTTGTGGATGCTCATAGGTTGCTGCTCATCCCGCTTCATGCTCCTGTCCAGAAGACTCAACTTGTTGTTGTCTACGGAGAAGAGCATCTTCTCGACAGGTTGCAGCTTGTCTTTCGGCTGGTGGGACATGACATATTCGATTACCTTGGCAGTGGACTGACGTCCCTGCTCAATCAAGCCTTCCAGCTTCTGGGAGGCTGCCTGTTTGTCTTCTGCTGTTTGCAGCATGTTGTTTCTCCTTTGCCTTTGGTTGAACTTCATCATTCAGTCCCATGCTTCGCTTTCTTATCGATAAAGATCGGCAACACCGCCGAAGTGCTTGTCAAAAACGGTAATGAGATGCTCGTAATCGCCTGACGTCATCTCATCCCGAATCGCCGCGGCGTCCAACCCCATCTCTTTTGCGAACCGCCCCGCATAGCCAAGCAGCACAAACGCGTTGCCTTCAGGTCCGGTGAGGTCGATCCGAACCTTCCCGTTCATCTTTTCCTTCTTCAGAATTTCCATTGTGTTGCCTCCTGATGTATTCATTATATATAATCACCAATCAAAGTCAAGAGAAAACTTTGGCAGAATGCTAAATTTCTGTGGAAAATTCTGTGGATATCTTTTTAGAGAGTATAGATATCAGGCAGATTCCGATACTTTTGTGCGGAGTCCACTATACATCTCCTCCGGTCAATCTGTCTACTTCCTGACTGACGTTTGCCTGCATAAGTACGCTGTCTAGGCAGAATTGCCCAATCTCATATGCTTGCGAGATGAGCGCCATCCAGCGATCGCGCTCATTTCTGGATTTGGCTACCAAAATCCTGGCCAACCCCAACTTTAGCTCCTCTGCTGTCTGGCTATACGTGTATACGTTATCGGCCGTGCCTATCTTGCTCCAGTCCTCTGCCACGTTGCGCCTGTCCACTGTCTTGGCCGTGTCTGACTCCCTGTTGCCCTGCGTTGCTGTCACCAAAGCGGCGTTACGGGATACGGACAACCCTCTGAGCTCGCGATACAGGCGGCCTGTGTCTACCCGGAGTTGATTGGAGTCTATCTTCATCAGGTCGGCGTAGTCCAGGATGATGAGATCAGGAATGAACCCATACTCTCGCGCCAGGCTGTCCAAGTAGACGTCCAACGTCTCGACGGATAGTTGTGCAGTTGCAAACTCCTTAATCAGTAGTGGAGGGAAGCTGTGCATCCGCTTCAGTCTGGCTTCGATCTCTCGTCTCTTGCTTAGGACAGAACCTCGGAGGATAGTATGGAAATCAATAGAGGTGCTGCCCTCAGAACTATTGAAGATGGGAACCTTGATTTCCTTTGTATCCTTCTTGGTTAGTGAGAAAATGCTTTGGATATACCGCCGGGAAGTCATCTCCTCACTATTCTCGAGGGTGACGTGTAGTGTCTTCCAGTGATGCTGTATTCCTCGCTTGCCCACGTCCACCAGCCACCATGACTTCCCTTTACCGGTGGAGGCCATCATGAAAGACAATGTTTTCCGAGTGGGGGTAACCCCTGCTCTGTCCAGAACCTCAATCCCGGTAGAGAAGAAATCATCGTCTTCCTGATCCATAAAAGCAAGCGACTGCTTGGGATCCTTCAGCCATATACCTTTGGACGCTGGACTGATAATGGTCTGGGATTGATTGACAAAGGTGCGCGCCTCATCCAAGTCTCCTCGCATCAGAGACTCCAGCGCCCGCTCCAGATTGACGGTCATGCGTTGCGATGCCAAGAACCGATCAAGCTGATCCAAGACGAAAGCAGGTTGAATGCTCTCTACCTGCTGCTTCATCATGTCGTAGGTCTTAGCTAAGAGTTTGCCTTCTTCCCCCCGACGGAACTGTGCCTCCAGGAGGTACTCTAGCTGTCCTCCGGGAGGTTGGTGGTAGCGCTGAATGTAGTCCAAAGCGGCAACAGCGATGGTCTGGTGAGTACGACTGGTAAAAACTTGCGGAGTGAGGCGCAAAGCTAATGCAGGCGCATGCTCGTGATTAAAGCACAGGAGGCAAAGTACTGCTTCTTCAAGTGCACCGACTGAGATCATAGTTTTTTAAGGAAGACCAACAATCTTGTGGAGCTGAATGGAAAGTTTGTAGCCAAAACGCATGGCTGAATTGGCCGCTTCCTTGGCGTTGGCATCATTCTGCAACACATCGTTCTCATCGCAAGGCTGGACATAGATGCGGCTAGGCGAAACATCCACAGCTGAGGGGCGGTAGAGAAGTTGGTTGATAATTGGCGCCCCGATCTGCGTAGCTTTGCTAGGCAAACCGTCGTTGGGGTCAACTTCTCCTGCCCGGATGATGTACTTCCATGCCCGCGCGTGCTCCACCACCAGTGGGTGAATTCTGGGTGTCTTGGGTGAGCAAACAATTTTGATTTCCTTCCAGTAGGCTTGCAAGCCATCCGACCATACCGTCCCCGCTGTTTCAATATCGATGGTATTGCGCTGGCCGTAATGGGAGGTGAGTTCTTTCACAAACGGGGCGAGGGGCTGAAGCATGGGTTCCCCGCCAGTCAGCACAATTCGATGCTGCTGGTGAGTAGGCAGCAAAGAAGCCACTCTCCTGGCCAAGTCTGCAGGGGAGTACACCTCACCTTCCGCAAAGTCTGTATCGCAGAAGTAACACCTTAGGTTGCAACCAGCAAACCTTACGAAGAGCGCCGGCGTACCCGCTTCCGGGCCTTCGCCTTGAATAGTGTGGAATATGGAGTGCACCTTGAGACCATCAACGGCTGCACGTTTCCGTGCGACAGGGTTTGTTCCGTGCATTGTTTCTCCTTCTGCGGTAGGGTTGCGGTTGCTGAGCACTTACGGGTCTCCCACACCGTGACTTGGATCAGCTTGACGCCCTTGCAGCGGAGCAAGCCATTCCCGAGGTGGAGTAGGTAGTTGGCCATGTTTTCGGCGGTTGGGTTGAAGGGGACTTCTACAATTCCAGCCGCATCGTAGATAGCGTTGATTGTATTTTGAAGATGCACCGCCACCTCTGAATCATCTTGCTCCCACAGCAGAAACTTGTGATCCCAGTTATCTTCCAGCCACTGACAGAGGATCGCCTTCACCGCGGAAAAATCAATGACCCTTCCCAAAGGATCCAACTTCGCGGCCGTGCAGGTGAAGTAAACACGGTAATTATGGCCGTGCAGATGGGCGCACTTGCTTTCATGCCCATGTACTCGGTGGCCAGCAGAAAAATCGTGGTAGCGGGTAATTGTGATCATTTATCAAAACCTTTCATTAGGTAAGCATCACCATCGCGGACAATCAACTCCGCATTGATGCACTCGATCCACGCTCTTGGTTGTGTAATGCTCCCCCTACGAACTTTATGATCGTATCGAGTAACACCTTGGATATCATGGAAGTGCACTTCTTTTACCTTGATCTCAGTAGCAGGAGTGCCTTGATCGATGCTCCAGACATAAGGAAATGCTTCCTTCGCATTGAAATATACTCGATAATTCACTTCTGCCTCTTGCCTGCCACTTCTTGCCAAAAGCAGTCGTCGAAAGCTAGCCGGCACTCCTCAGAGCAAACCATCTTCTTGACCTTCCCATTCTTACGACTAATCAACACCCGCGTGCCTGCGATGATTCTCAGACCGCATTCACTGCAACGGCGGCTGTAAGCTAAAGCCTCCCAAACAAAATCGCTTCCTATCACGACACTGCCTCCGAAACCATCACGATCTTACTGCCATCCTCAGACTTTCGGACACACCAAATTTCACGAAAACCGGAATACGTGAGAGCACGATGATCAACCAGCCAGATTTGTTTATGATGTGAATTCGCCCGGTAACGAAGCGCCTCCAGGAGGTCTTCAATACCCAGTTCCGAAAGCCACGCGGAAGGCTCATCCCAAACTTCAAGGTCAAACCAGACTCCCGCCGCGCGCTGAATGAGAGCCGCAAGCCCCATCCCCATCGCCAGACGTAGACGCTGAGATTCTCCACCTGACCACGTTTCCCACTCACCTTCATCACCTTGCGCTGATTGTATACGAATCTGGATGCCAAGCTTGACAGTGCCAGACTTGGTTTCACTCTCTGTTGCCAATTTTACGACCCAACCGCTAAGCCCAAGGGAGTTGACTGCGGAAGCTATCTCAATCTGCAAAGCTTCCAGGATCTGGTTCACAAAGTATAAACGAATCCGCTTAAATCCAGTCTTCCAAAAATCCACAGCGGCGAGCTCACCTCGTGCAATCTGAATGTTTTTCTCCAAGACGCTTTTCGAAAGATCAAGAGCTGCTCTCTGCTCTTGCGCTTTAACTTGCTCAGCCAAGTGGGGATTTTTCTCCTGCTGAGCTGCCTGGAGCTGAGCAATGAACGGACAGGTACGGGCCTTCGCTCTCTCAAGGGATGCTGTGTGGGGGTTTTCAGCATGCTGCACCTGCGCCAACTGCGTCTTGTACGGATGGTTGCCTTCCTCAAGATCCCGCACGATCTTGGCCGCTTCCCTCTCTCGGCTCGTAATGCTTTCCTCAAGCATTCGAACCTCTGCCTCCAGATTTCGGAGAGTAGAATTGTAGGTTGTCTTGGCCACCATCAACTGCGCTTGCTGATCTCGAAGCTGCGCAAGCAGTTCAGCGCTAGCGACAGAAACCTGGTTAAGCGTGCTGGAATCTTTCTCCAAATTATCAATCTGTGTGACCAGCTTAGCAAGCCGCCCTGGCCGGTCATCCATCGGAATGACTTGTTTGCAGGTGGGACAGACGCCCCCTGACTTCAACTGCTCGCGCTGTTTGATAAGGTTGGCAAGCTCTGCCTGATTACGTGCATAATTATCTCTCGCGTGCTGGTACTTAGCACCTACCGCCTGGATCTGCTTCTCGACTGCGTTTAACGCGTCTTCGTTCTGCGGGGTAGGGAAGAGCTTTCTGACCTCTAATACCTGCGCTTCTCTTGCTTCAATGTCTGCCCCTAAAAGCTCTAGTTTCTCACCGGCATCTGACTCCCATTGGGTAATGGATTTCTTGATTTCCTCTTCCTGGATCCGAGTAGCCTCTTCCCACTGCTCGGCTTGCGCCTCGATATCGGCTATTTCTTTGTGGAGAGCTTCCCACCAATCGCGCATCGCAACCTGGAGGTCAATGATTCTCGTTTCTTGGTTCGTGTCCCATAGAGCGATTTTCTCGCGGAAGTAAGCATCCGGAGGAATAGCAGAAAGCTGCCCAGAAACGTAACGAAGCTCACCAGAAAGGCTAGATAGAGTGTCTGAAAGATGTCTAGTCCGCAGGGATGCAGCATCTGAACACCTCGTCCATACATCCAAGTTTAAGACTTCGTCGAATAGTTCTCCTCTCTCACTCACAGAAAGATCGGGGAAGAGTGATCGACCTTGGCCAAAGATTACTGCATGGAGGAAGCGCTCGCGGGACAATCCAATAAGCTCATCTACTTGCGCTTGAGTACAGTGGTCTGAGTTTAGGGTTGAAATTTCTATTCGTTCGGGAGGACCTGTACGAGTAATGCAGTGAATTGCACCATTGATCTCGATTTGCACAGAGACAGCAACTTCTTTCTGCCCCCAAGCGATGACGTTGGATGTGCGAGCTCCTCGTATCGACTTCCCGTAGAGACACCAAACCACCGCCTCCCACACGGACGTCTTGCCGGCACCGTTAGCTCCCAGTCGCGGTTCCAGAAGATTCTCTCCTCCCAAGAACTTTAACCCTACGGTGGGTGAAACGATAAATTCATCCAAGACAAACGACCGAAAGTTCTGTAAGCAGACGTCAACAATTCTTAGTTTGCGCATGCTTGCGCCTCTTTCAGCAGGGCCAACCCACACTGCATGACATCGTCACCCAAGCCCTCATCCGCTGAGAATGAGCGAATCGTGGCCTCAGGACTCAACAAGCCAAAATCACCATCAATCTGCTGGCTGGTGGAGTCGGAGTCTTCCATATCCTGCATCAGGATAGCTTCGATGGAGACGATTACAATGCTCTTTCGTGAGGCCCAGTCTAGAATGGCGGCCTCCCGTGTCGCCCATTGCATCATTTCTGCGTTGTTGAGTTTGTACCGGACTCGAACTTGATCCCCTGCTCGGAGCTGGTAAGTGTCCAATTGTTGAACTTGCTCGATTTCCACCACAAGCCGTCGTATAGTCCGGACAGCGATAAACTGCGGGTGCCGGAAGTCGCCTTGCTTGATAAGCACGACCCTATTGGGCCAAGACTCACCAAAGCGAGTAGGGTGGGGAACTCCCACATAGATGACTCCTCCGACCACTTGTGGACGATGGACGTCTCCTGAGTAAACCGGAATCCCCCGGGGAAGAAGAGGCATAGGATGCGGTTCAGTATCGATAACTCGATCACCTTCAATCTGAGAACCAACCACCGTTTGATGCATGAAAATCGCGTGCGAATCATAGAGTTTCAGTTCCTTCCATTCATCTTTCGGATTGGACGAGAAGGGCAGCAGCCAGATGCCATTCAGCAGGATAGGCTCCGTTACGTAGTGGATTCCCAGCTCATTCATGAACGACCAGTACGGAGTACCTATCAATGGGCAATCGTGATTGCCCATCAGGATGTAAATCTCTGCACCTGTTTCGTCATGTAAGGTCTGGAAAGCTTGCACTGTCCGGTTAAGTAGCTTGGCGCTGTGCCTATCTTTTCTATCCCACAAATCGCCTAGACAGTAGATGCGCTTGACGTTGTGTTGCTCAGCCAGTTCTTGGAGGAGATTGAATACCTCCCAACGGTATTCCTCAATTGGGTTGTCTGTCAAATGCCAATCCGTCGAAAGCAACGAGTTCATCCCCATCATTGCTCCTTTTCGAGTTTAACTCGAGGCGGGCTTACTCTCTCAAGGAAGAAGGCAGGATCCAGGGACAGTAACGTAGCCAGTTGTATCATATATACCGTTCCTGCAAAAAACTGGTGCTGGGGTTGACAAACTGGGATAGCTGCGGGGGAGTAGAGAACTATGTCAGCTTTACGATTCTGCCGCACGATAAGTAGCCAATGTTTCTTGTCTATCTTAGCGCCAGCTCGAAGCTTAGCGATAAAAGTCTGAAGAGGAGCACTAGGAGTCCCCAGCAAATAGCCGAGAATATCAATATCACGATAATGCTTACACTCAATGGTATAACGTCGCGTGAACCAGTATACCATAGGATGAGCGCTAATAACATCACCAGAATTGCCTCGAGCTTTACCACGAGCAGCAGATGCGGTAAACTGGCCGCCAGAAAGAACATTGCGAGAGAATAGATCATCGCGCCGCCCTCCTGACAGCCACTTGCTCAATTTGCGGCCGATTAGCCGCTCGTACTCACTACCCTTTTCGTTGGGTTTGACCATTTAACTATACTTCTGCATAGGAGGAGCCAAGTTGTGCTCTACCTCTGCCCATACCTCGCGAGTAGTTTGCTTAAGCTGCTCTGCGATTTCAGCTAGAGTTTTTCTGTCTTGCCTATTACGCGCAGTAGCGACCTCCTCAGCAATACTCTTCATAACCTCTGTTGTAATAGCATTAGCCGATTTAAGAAACTGGAGCATCGAGTTTTCATCATCTACCCCATAGCCAAACAAAATATCAAAGCGCGCCTTCCGAAAAGGATTGCCCACCTTACACTTCTTGCACTTAGCTTCTACGGTTACACCGATAGTGCGCTCCTGCCCCTTCGAGGTTCTTTTGAGCTGCGCAACCTGTGCCAGCCAAACAATCTGGCTAGCATAAAAATCTAATGCCTTTCCTCCCGATCGAGTAAACTTCTCACCGAACATCACACCGATGTTTTCTCTCACCTGCGAGATGACGATGTGGCAGCAATTAGCCCGAGCAATTTCCCGAACAGACTGGCGAAACATCTGGCTGAGCTTCTTGGCTTTGGCTGCCCCATAACTACCTTTGTCTTCTCCCTCTTCCGTCTTCTTGCCGAGCAGCTTCATCTCAGCTTCATCAGACAGAGCATCCAAGCTGTCTAGGATGTAGAGGCTGGGCCCCTCGTCCTGCTTGATGAAGTCCAGGATATCGTCCCGGTATTCTTCGACCAACGTCAGAGGATCACCTCCGTCATCAGTGGGCTTACTGACGTTGGTGGGGAAACCCATGCTGATCGCATAGGAGTCATCAAACGCAGCCTCCGCCTCTCCATAACGCATGCGCCCTTTCGGGTACTTACGAGTGAAGTTGGCGAAGGATTCAATCGCCAGGAGGGTTTTCCCGGTGCTGCGATCCCCCACCAAATTCGCGATACGACCGACAGCCCAACCCCCACCAATGGCAAGATCGAGGAGGGTTGAGCCTGTCGGGATAAACGCCACTTCACTATGAGGGAGACTCTCAGTAGGTGGTGGCGCCGGAGAAGGCTGCGGTCTCACCTGCGCAGCCTTCTCAACCTTTTCTACTACTCTTGCTCTCTCTGCCATTACCGACCCTCATACGTGAGATCGCGGATTGGGAGCGGAGTAGGAAGTTTCAAGTCGCGTGGCCACGGTTCCCACACAACGTCGATGGGTATTCCGCCGCGTGGATACCAGAAAGCTGTTACCCGAATCCATTTGGGGTGCAACGTCGCTTGCAGGCGAGAGCCAATACGCGCTGTGCAAGCTTCATGAAACTCCCCGTGATTCCGGAAGCTTCCCATAAACAACTTAAGAGACTTGGACTCTACCAGAAATTTTTCTGGTATGAAATCCACAAAAATCCGTGCGAAGTCCGGCTGTCCAGTCACTGGGCACAGACTAGTAAATTCCGGGATAGAAAACCGCACCACAGATTGGCGAATAGCAACGGCTTCGCCAATCGGAATGGCCTCCAAGACGGCTTCATCGGGACTACGGGGGAGGGCCGTCGGCTTCCCCAGTTGCGTCAGTCCTTCATGCATGTTATTTCTTCGCAAATCTGGCGCGCAGAACTTCGGCACGAGAGAGAACTGCCGGTACTGCTGCGCCTGTTGTGGCTGCGGGTTGGGCAGCCGTCTCAGAACGGGATGTCTGTATCGAAGCCGCAGACTGGACGGGTTGTGGTTGCTCCTGGGATTGACTTTTCGCACTTTCCACAGTAGCCGCCGCTGGGGTAGGGTTTTCCTCCAATTTTATCCGCCCTTCGAACTTCGCTGGACCCTGTTCTGCTACTGGTTGCTGAGGAGCTGCCGCTGGGGATGGAGCTGCTGCTGCAGCGGGCTGACCTGCCAGCAATTCATGCACCTCAGCATAGCTGCGATGAACGAGGATATCTGGTAGAGGATGCTCCACAATGTAGTTTACATACGCCTCGGCTACGGGGGAAGGTTTGCGGGCAACTTGCATCCCGACATACTTCACCTGCTGAGTTCCCGAAGTGCCTTCACGATCGAAGGAGACATCATAACCACCTTCGGGATCGTCCAGGTGGTACAACTCACCTGTCATCCGGTCATGAGCGCATTTGGTGAGGTCACGGTCGACTGTCCACGGCATGGCCCAAGCAAGAGGCTTCTTCTCATCCTTGCGGTCAAGCAGCCACACCAGTACGCGACGGGTTGGCTTGAAATCGTCGGCATTATCCTGCCCACGATCCTCTGCCTGCATTCGCGCTTCGCACACTGGGCATGGTTTGTTCTCCATCTTGAGAGTACAGAGCACGGAGGCGTTCTGCGGGCCTACCCCAAAGTGAACCCAGATGTCAAGACCGTAATGCTTGGGATCAGCCCAGGTTGGAGGGAGAATCCGAATCCAATTTTCGCCCGTCTTAACGCTGTAGGTTTCGAATTGATCCTTAATGAAGCCAATGTAGCTGGAACCGCTTTGGTTCTCGCGCTTTTCCCAGTCTTCACTCTTTCTCGCTTGGTACTTGAACTTGGGCGCCATTTTTGTGGTACTCCTTCTTCGCGTTGTAGTATGCTGTAAAAACTAATCGGAAAAAAACGTATACCCCCACCAAGCAAGCGAACCCGAGGGCGAGGTACTCTGCAAATTTCATGTTTGTTTCACCGCCGTGCGTGGATTGGCTGGTCCTCTCATCTCAGCTCGGCGCTTGCTCAAGATGTGGTCTTGGGAGATAAATCCAGCCGCAACCAGATCTGCTACTACGCGCATCGAGGAGGACTTCGTCCGAAACGCGTCTTGCATATTGCGCCAAAGCGCTGCGTCTAGCTTAGCTCGGTTGTAAAGGTTGAGAGCTTCGATATAGTTAGGCTCGGAAGGCATAGAGGAAGCAATTGCTGTTTCAGATGGACCCTTCCCTTTCTCATCGGTTTGTTTCCTCATTCTGGCCGCACATTCGGCCTGTACCAACGCCAGGTTATCTTTCGCTGAGTCGGCCGTATCGCTAGCGATAACCGCGTATTCGCCTGCTTCGTGGATCAGGATGCTGATCTCTGAAAGCTCCTCATCCATAGCCATAAGATCTAGGGGAAGCTTGCACTTGAACCACTTGTACTTCTCGGGTTGCAACACTGGCGTAACTTCTTCAGTTAAGACCACAGAATTCCTCCCACCGCAACAGCAAGATGCACTTTCTTATCCCAACAAGTTCTAGGATACGTAAGTGCATCGAGAATCGCCCATCCACGCTTTGCGGAACCTTCATCGGACTTGAGCATTACACTTGTAATATACCGAGATGCATGAGCAAAGGCTTCCTCTTCATCCTCAATCCCGTTGAGCAGGTCCGCAATACGCTTCCAATCCTTGCCTCCCTGCATCAGATACTTGCAAAGATCAATCACAGGAGAGGACTCCACCTCTACGGAGGCGATGATCTGCGCCAGCTCCTCGCGCGACTGTACACCGTGGCCAGCTTGCAGGATGCTCAGTGCTTTGCGGGGCTGACCTGTTGAAGCTTGTATGATCCCGGTAAGCACATCCGGCACCACCTGCCAACCTTCCAACTCGCACACAACATCGATGAACTCAGACATTGTGTTCGCCGAAAGCGGCTTGAGCACTGTATGAAAGCACCGAGTCTTGATGCTTTCTGGCACTTTGCTTGGATCGGTAGTGCACAGAGCGATGTACAAGAACGGCGGCGGCTCCTCTAACAACTTGAGCAGCGCCTGCCAGGCAGTCTTACTGAACACGTGGCACTCATCCAGAATGTACATCCGAGACTGCTCAGCGATAACGGGAGTAAAATTGCTCATGTCCACCAACTCGCGAGCATCCTCTACACCGGCGTGAGAAGCAATATCAATTTCAGTAACCGAAGCTCCCACCATGGATGCAACAATCCTAGCCATGGTGGTCTTGCCCAAGCCCGGTGGGCCAGAGAACAAAAAAGAGTGAGGACGACTAGGGGAGTCCAGTGCGTCCCTCAAGGACTTGACCGCAACTTCGTGACCTGCCACCTCTTCCAGTATCTGTGGGCGGTACTTCGTAATCAATGGTTCCATGTGCCTTATATACCCCGTTTAGTGCACTATCGCTAAGTTAGATACGAACCTTCAAACTTGGCTACAACTTCGAAATCCGACCAATCGTACCCAATCTTGGCTTCCGTCATTAGCGGGACGGTGATAAATGGGAAACGCGGGCGGACTATTTCCTCGCCTATAACTCGTATATACCGTTCTAAGTCACTATCGTCTGGTATGAAGAAAGTAAGGTCATCGTGTATGTTAATCCTTGGCAAGAAGTGAGCATCTTCTATCATCCCTTTAACAAAGAGGGCGTTCTGCGCTTCCACTACAATGTGCGCTGCCGTGCCTTGTATGGGCGTGTTAATCGGCTCATTGCCCGAAAGAATTTCGTTTCGGACTAGATTGGTAAGCGTCTTGACGTAGCCATGCTGAGCGTACATCTGAAACATCTCAGCTGCCCATTGTTTTACTCCTTTATACTCAGCCCAGAATTCCTCCCATACATCAGACACGATGCTCTCGGGAATCATTGTTCGAGCTGCTACGGATTTCTTCTTAGACCCGTAGAAGCTGGCGAAAACAAAATCCGTCTTGATGATGTCTCGACCATACTTTCGAATCTGCTTCTCCTCAGTCTGCCCTGTCTTATTCGCCAGCCGCTCTAGATACCGAGGATAGTAGTCCAGAATCTTATTCAACCACTTCGAGTGGATGTCGACTTTGTCAATGATCTGCTGTGAGAGAACTTTGTCCCTACTCGCCATAGCTAGAACGCGCGCTTCCAGTTGCCCGTAGTCACAGGACAGCATCACAAACCCTGGAGGAGGGATGATCTGCTTCCGAACTTCTCGGTTCTTCCGCTTCGGAAAGTTTTGGATGTTTGGATCCTGGGAGCTGAGTCGTCCGGTCGCGGTTAAGACCGTCGTGTAGGATGGGTGTAGCAGCCCGTCTACCCCTACGATCTGACCTCGCAAGAGGGGGTCCACGTATGTAGACTCTTGCTTCTTGACCTCACGGTAATCAAGCACAAGTCTAACAAACCGATGCTTGTCGACCAGCGGTTCTAGGAGACTTTCGTCTGTGGAGTACTTATGCTGAGCTGTCTTGGGCAGCTTGAGCTTGCAGTAGTTGACAATCACGTTAGCAACATCTTCTGGGGCTGAGAGCCGCATTTTCGTGTTGGTGTCTCGCTCATAGGCCACCACATCGTACAACGCTCGAGCTTCTTCCTCAATTTTGTCAGCCTTAACTGCAAAACTCTTCTTCAACTCATAGCTCTGGCTAATATCGATCGGAAGACCCATGAGTTCCATCGAAGCTGTCGAGAAGGTCGTGTCAAGAGCTCGCTCATAATTGGCTTGCTGATCGGCTGGTAGTTCCAACAGCGAGTCTACTAGCGCCGTAGCCCACGAATCGTAACCGTTGTATTTGAGCACCTCTTGTAGTGGGTAGCGCAGTATTTCCTCATCCTGCCGGCGCATAGCGCGGGTCAGCGCTGTATCCGTCGCATCCTTCACCTTGCTACCGAGATGGATTTGCGTCTGCGTGTCTAGGGAGGCAACACCTGTCCGCTGATAGATAAACCTCGCCTTGATCATTGTATCGCCGAAATGCTGGTTCGGGTACTTGGTGTAGTACCACGTCCACACTAGCTCAAACCCTGCGTTGTGCGCAGTCCACATTCGGTCGTTCTTCATTACCTCGAGAAAGAAATCCATCCCCCACTTATCTGCCGCCCCTGGCCACTCTATCGGCCACGCAAACGTGAGCTCCCCATCGGAGAATGCACCGGTCAACAGCTTGGCATCCCGGAGATAAGGTTTCTTCTTAGAAGTCTCGATATCCAGTACTGGATTAGGTTTCATTCGAGCGTAGAGTGACCTAGCTTCTGCCAGTGACTTCGGGATAATGATGTTGGTTGGGAGCTCAGGAATCGTAGGCCGCTTGAGAAACTTGGAGGAAAGAGCAAAGAACTTATCAATGTCATGCTTGAAGATGGGAAACACCGGATTAAATCTGTCATCTCCTGGTTGCGCGTCGGGTGACCCTTTACGCTCTACGCCAAGAGGATTATAAATCCCGTAAATCCAGCAAGTCGTCCCGCCAGGAAGTTTATAGGGAATTGGTATCCCTCGAAGCTTTGAAATAGAACCGCCCGGAACAAAGTAGTCAAACGCTTCATCACCCACAGTTAGAATCACATGGGGCTGTAGCTTATCCAGATCTGGCTCCATGAACGCTGTTGTGCAGCACTCAACTTCGACCGCAGTAGGGATACGGCTCTTCGGCGGTCGACAGCGGACAATGTTGGCCCAGTAGAGATACTTCTCCACTCCTGATGGAAGGTACTTGCGGAAAAACCTACCCGGCTTACCTACAAACAACTTCCCCTCCCGATCCTCTTCCTCTCCCGGAGCATTACCCACCACTAACGTGAGTGGCCTGTCCGCAGGGGTTGCCCACGACGGCGTGATAAGCGCCATCTTCGGGTGATTGAGGAATTTCCATTCATGCCTAAGGGGGCAGGCATCGCAACCATTCAAGTCGATTAGCACTACTTCGCTCCGCCCCCCAGCACATACTGGAAGCCATAGTCCGCTCCGACCATAATCAAGATCTTCTGGGGGAGATAGTCTAGAACAATCCCGTCTACATGCGCAAGCGGTGTGATAAGCATATCAAGGGGGAGCGAGACGGATGCGTAGCTCACCGTCTCATCTATCCCCTCTGCGAGAAAGTACTCCTCCGCGCTGGAGGTCACTCCTCGATGCTCAAGAACCAGCTTGCCGAAGTCAACGCGTAAACCAACCTGCACAGACTGCTTCTTGTCCGCCAATGTTCGAGCGCGGTTGAGAAACTTCTTCAGCGCACCAACGTTAACATCTATCATGTTCTCCATGTTCGAATACTTGGCCAGCACCTTCAACAAGTCGTGCTCCAACGGCGCTGCTACTGGGAGCAAGGCCACCAGTTCTTCACTCAGGATGAAGATTCCGGTAGATGAAAATGCAATGGTCGGGTTAGTGGTAGATTCAACGATATGAGCAAAGATTGAAGGGATAGGTGGGCGAAGAGTTAGCTTCGTTGCTCCCAACGAGCCTAGTGTAGGATCTCCAGATATCTCTGTGTAAGCCAATGCAACAGAGTTGCTGCTAATCATTCGGAGAGGAAACCCCTCCTCAGCGCTGCCGAGCGATAGCTCCACACCATACAACCCAATTGAGACGGCTGATGTTGTACAGGCACTGCCGGCAACAAGCAACGCTTCTCCAAATCCCGCAGGTGGGTGCCATTCACAGCGCTCTGGTATCGAGATCGCCGGGATCTTGTGCTCCTGCTGAACAGTCATCCAATGGCCTTTCGCCTCAGCGCACCGCCAGTGAACAGCAGCATCCTTCTTAGTAAATGTGATCTCGTCAGCATCGTCCAACGACGTGAGAACAGCCAACAGTGAACTGGCTTCAAGCAGGACTGGAACGCTTAATCCTTCTACTCCCGTCCAGATTTCAACGTTGCCAAACTCTGAGCAGGCTCGGATGGTTTCTGGCCCGAGCTCAATGCTGCGATAAAGCGGTGTCAGCGAATTCGAGTTCGCCATCTTCGCGGCCAACTTGACCGCGTTTGTGAGTGTAGAAACTAGCATAACTACCTAGCTTTCTTGGTTGATTGAATTAAGGTTCTGACCTTCTCTGCTAAGGTTTTATCCAGCGATGCCCCTACAACAAGAACTCCTGTAGAATGTCCCAATAGCGCGCAAACTTTGGATTACGCTCGCATTCACCCTTCGGGTCATATAACCACTTCTGCAACTCAGGCCAGAACTTCTGCTCTAAGTAGAAATAGCTTATCAGCACATTTGTTATACCGAGAGACGTCAACACTGGAAGACCCCACGGACAAACAGCTGTGGAAATAACGAAGAACATCTTTATCTTATCTAATCGAGGAGCGCCTTGCCTGGCGCTCAGGGTACCACACAGCGTCGCATTCTTCTTGTAAGCATTCACCCCGATAGATAGATCACACACCTCCAGGAGATGTTTACAGTTGAGGTAGCAGCGGATCATTGTCAACTCTACCGCGCGAAGCTTCCACTTCATCAGCATGTCCACATTGATCCCACGCTCTGTGATATGCTTCTCCCACACGTCCCGCTTCAGCTTCGGGTCGTCCAAAGCAATGTAGTTGTTGTTTCGGACCTTCTTGGTTCGAAGTTGGTATGGCTTTCCTTGAATGTAGATACACCCAGTTTTGCCGGAGGCTATTTGCCAAGTTGCGGAATCCGCGCTGAAGAAAGGATACGTCCGCATCGAATGTGGCGAGGTATCACCAAAGGCATGAAACTTCGCCACAGGATAACCAGCCGAATCGGTCACATGATTCCACATCAGATTATGCCACACTAGGTTCTCCGCTGGTGAGACGAGGGAGGTTCCCGACAAACCGATGTAGTCTGTCTCATCCAACATCATGTCCAACCACTTGACGTTCTCTCTAGCGTGGAAGACGGGCATAACATCGATGCCTCGCTTCCTCATACGTAGAAAATTGTTCCAACCGGCTGCAGCCGCAGCCTCTGGGCTCTCAGGAGCAATCACGTCTAGGTTAACGGCGTGATAGATATCAGCTTTGTTGGCCAGAAGAAAGTCACCGTAAGCGGTGATGTCAATGGCGACGCCTTTTGTGTGCGCGCTATAAGCTCCCGAATCAAGGACTAGGTCTATTACAGGCTTCATTTTAGCTCCACAAGACGGAGAAACTCATTGCGAGTTTCTGGAGAATCATAAAACTCTCCGAATAGCGCAGAGGTAATTGTTTCTGATTCCGGCTGCCGGACTCCGCGCGAAATCATACACATGTGAATCGCTCGAACAAGAACAGCTACATCATTAGAATTGGTTGCTTGCTTCACCATCGAAGCTACCTCAGTCGTAAGCCTCTCCTGCACTTGCAGCTTACGACTCACTAGATCAACGATGCGAGCAAACTTAGATAGGCCAAGAATGTTGCCTTCACGCGGCACATATGCTATATCGATTGTACCGAAGAAGGGAGCCATGTGATGTTCGCAGTGTGAGACAAAATGCATCTTACGAACCAAGATCACCTGATTGTAGTTTTGAGCTTCACCATGGAACATCCCACCCGCAATGGAGCTAGCCTGCTCGTCCTTGAACTCAGGGTCGTATCCCGAGCCCCAGTCGTTCTCCCATGCGCTGACCACACGCTCGGGAGTGCCTAACAACCCGGGACGCTCAGGATCTTCGCCGATATAGGCCAAGAGCGTCCGGATTGCTTGTAGCGCTTCTTTTCGGTTACGCAGCCGCTGCACCGTCCCTCCAATATCCCAGCACTTTGGCCAGCTTAATGGTGGACAAAGTATCTGTCCGAAGAGTTGAAATTGTGCCCGTTTTCAACTGCGCCTCATCCCAGCCATCCTCGATCAATTGGGCTCGAAGCTGGGTAGTTCCCCAATCAGGGTGGATGATGATGAGCTCACGAACAGCTTCGGAAACCCCTCGAGCGCGAGCAGGCTTCTCACCAACCTGCACATCGGGATCAGAAATCGGAAGAGGAAGCTTCTGCTGCTTCGGAACCCTGAGTGCCTTCTCAGCTTTAGGCTGCTTCTCAGCTTTAGGCTGCTTTTCAGCTTTGGCTGGTGTGGGTTGCTCAGTGACAGGGGTATTCACAAACCCCGGACACTCTGACACTTCTCCACCCCCATTGATAGTCTGAGCAGCTTGGTTATACCAAGCCTGCGCTGGGTCGGTGAGTTTATTCCAGATTTCATCTGAAACAGTGTGGACGGCGCGGATAAGACGGCAGAGGTACTCTGTTGCCGACTCTCCTACATTGCGCTGCGCGAAAGACTTTGTTTGCGCAGCAGCTAGCAATTCTTCATAAATCGTCATTACGTTAGCTCCTCAGCTTAATTTTTTGTTTCGATCGAGTATTGCCTGAACCCAGAAATTCGGGTCAGTGTAAACAGTAGGATCGTTCACCCCTGCTAAGTGAAGTGCTTCGATGCGTTCAACGCAAGTGCCACAACAACCACAATGCTGCTCCCCACCTTTGTAACAAGACCAGGTTTGCTCAATAGGTACACCTAAGTCACCGGCCTGCTCGGCGATCTGCGCTTTACTCCAGTCCAAGTAAGGCGATAAAATGTTGGGTACATCTGTCGTGCCCATTGAGACACACCACATCTTCTGCAGCGCCAGGAGGAATTCTAGACGGCAGTCTGGGTATTGATAATGATCACCGGTGTGGACGGCGGTGGCAACTGCGCTAGCTCCAATAGAGGAAGCATAGGATGCGGCAATAGTTAGCATGATTGCATTCCGGTTCGGAACAACGGTGACAGCCATGTTGTCTTCGGCGTAGTGACCTTCTGGAACTTCGATGTCACTTGTTAACGCTGAATTGGAAAAAAGTTTTTTAACATCAGCTAGGTTAATAATCTGGTGAGGAACGTTTAGCAGTCGAGCTTGCCTCTCTGCATAAAACAACTCTTTGCTGTGTCTTTGACCGTAGTTGAATGAAAGAATGCTCTGCTTCAACCCCTTAGACTTCCACAGATAAGCCATCGTGACGGAATCTAATCCGCCCGAGACAATAGATACCACATCCACTTTCTCTACCATAACACCTCCCCTTAACTGAGCAACGTATGCAATTCTTGAATAACGCTTGTTGAGTCAGTTATACCGCAAAACCGAGCAACCCGCTCCAGCGTCTTCTTCGCAGATAGTCGCTTATTGGGAATTATGGTCTGTAGCAACTCAAATGGCGCGTTCTGCAGCACGTCAAGGACAGCCCTCGCTTCTCGCGATGCATTCTTGATTTTGAGCAGCCACGTCTCCTCAAACTCGACAGGCTGTTCCGGCAGAGGTTCTCCTTCATTCACACTCCATGCCCGTAACCGCGTATCTTTCACTGAAAGATCATTAAATCGGGACATCACCATGAGTTGATACAGATGCATAAACCAAGCTGGATTATCCACCTTTGATCCATAACGGGCTCTGCACTCAACCCAAAGTACAGCACATTCGGCCATGAAATCTTTCTCATCGCCAAGAAAGGAGGCTACACGCCACCAGTTCTTGCTGCAATAGTTTTTAGCCCATTGTTCCCAAGGTCCGGGCCACTCTGAAAGAATCGGGATCCGATTACGTGTAGCCATTGGTAAGTTTTCTCCTCTGATAGCTCTGCAGCGTCTTTGGCGCCAGGCGGTAGGTTAACCTTCTGCACAGTGGCGCCTGGACAGTAGGATTGCAAGTAGCGAAGAAAGTAAAGATATAGGTGAGAAGGAACATCGGCATCAGGCACCAAATAGATGCTAGCGAACCCCATGTCACATAGATAAAGCAGAAGTGAAGGAGACAGCCGCTGGCCGAGTGTAGCGATTACAGCAAACTGATCGGTAAGCGAAGCGATGCGCAAGGCATCAAGTGGACCCTCAACAATAATGACCGATGAGCTCTTCCCGTAGGAGAAGAGACCCGTGGCATCTGTTTGAGAGAGATATCTAGGAGAAAGGTGAGCACGCATAGCGCGGCCTGTCCAACCAGAGGTGAGGGGGATAATCAACCTCCCTGCCCACTTACCTATCGAGGCGATTCGAAGATCAAACCGCTTACATACGTCTCGAGGGTTGCTGAAGCCTCGTTCGCTCAGATAGTTGAGAGCCTCTTGATTGTCGATAGCAGAACTGAAGGTATGAAACTCGCGGAAGAACTCAGCGGGCTTGGCAACAATGGCCTCTGTCTGCTCTTTGCCAGATTTGAGATTGAGGCCTGCCGTTGGAATCTTCAGTACATTGAAGAGATAGTAGAGACTACCTCCTTGATGACGAGAGTTGCGCCAACAGTACCAACCACTGCCTGATTCTGAGATGGATAAATGAAAAGAAGGGTCGTTCTTACAAAATGGGCACGCAATATTCACGTTGCCGGCTGAACAATTAGCACCGCGATCCCGCCAAGGGATACGATTTCGATCTAAAATGCCTCTGAGATCAAGCACTTCTTGGCGCGCCTCTCTACCCAGGAAAGCTTTACGGATGCCCGGATCTTTTCAATGTGCTCAGGTGCCAGTTGCGTTCCCCGCGACCGTTTCTTCTTCGGGCGACCGCCTGCTCCGCCAGCATCTAAGTTGTATCCTGTGGAATTGCTTTGATATTTCTCAATATACTCTTTTTCCATCCGGTTGAGCGTTCGGGTTTGTTTTACGTCTGCCAGTAACATAATCTCAAAGTTATCTAGCCTGTGTGTCCGCATGGCTTCATACAACGGCCATTTGTAACGGCCGATACGCGCTTCGGTTTTGTGCTGCCTCCATCGAAACTGAGGGGTCCGTGAGGTCTTCCCTACGTAGCACTTGCCGTCAATCTTATTGCGAATCAGGTAGATTGTCATTGTAACTAAGCAATTTTGGTTCCCTAAATTACGTACCGGAGCAACTTCGATTTCGCGTAGAAGGGAAAGGAGCGGTCTACGGCAAACGGAAGTAGATGAAAGTTGTTGATCAAAGTGCTGAGCGTCACCGGAATCTCCTGAGATTCCATCCACCCAATCAAGCATCGGGTGGTCTGAACGAGTAAGGCGCTTCTTTCGTTTCTGCTGAGATTACCTTCAACGGCGTTTTCAAGGAAGTCCCACGCCAGTGAGCAGACCTCCTCTAGCTTCTCTTTGCCGATCTTTTTCTCCAGCGCCGCTTCACTGAGCGCGCGTTGCGACGGGAGAAGTTCGCGTAGGACGTTGCACAAGATCCCCCGATTTTCTACAGCTAGAGCAGCCACAGGCTATCTCCACTTTCTTCGCTAGGGCTGGCCGATACTCAGTCAACCAACGTTTGACGTCTGCTATCCGAAACAAAACCTTCCGCGAGTTGGTACCGCGAACTGCCTTTATACACGGAAACGGGGTCATGGACCCGTAGCCACGACGCCACAGATAAATGGTCATCGCCGTGACTTCAAGACGATGTTCAAGTTGACGTTGTGTTAAGTATGCCATCGATTTGATTTTCTACGTATTAATTTATATAGACTTTCAATCAAATTGTCAACCATCAATTTTTGCACAGATTTTCACCAAACGCATGAAAAATTAAACACAAGTTTTCAGGAGCCGCGCCTTGCCTACGTAGTAGGCAGGCTCCTGAACATGCATAACATAACGATTGTTAATCTGATTACTAATGCTTTGTTTTAAGCTCGTGAAGGCGAAAAACGGTATAGTAGCTTCGTACTGCGAACTTCTACGAACGCGAGTCGTACGGAAGCGCCCGGGTCGCTATTTCTCAGCCAACACCCTAGACATCTGGTTGACTTCGTTACCCATTTTACCTACCATCTCAATACAATGGAGCGCGTTAAGTTAACTGATCCCCCAATACCCTCGTTAGCCCTTCTAGCACCAACTAAGAAAGGGAAGGGGAAGGGCTGGAGGAAGATCGATATTGACATTTCTTCACTCTATCGCCTCGCCAGGATGGGGGCCACTCAGGCAGAGGCAGCTAGCTTCTTCTGTATGACACAGAATTGTTTTGAGCAACGCTTGCATGGGGATGCCGAGCTCCGTGAGATATGGGATCGTGGTATCGCGGAATCCAAGTTATCGTTGCGCCGCTTGCAGATCAAACATGCTGAACGCCCAGGAATGGCCGGAGTAACAATGACAATTCATCTCAGCAAGCACTGGCTTGGTGAACATGATATGCCCACCTCCCTTACTCAGATAAAGAATGAGGGGCCAGCGGTGATGAGCTTCCAGTTTGATTCGCCTGCCGAAAAGCTGCACAACGCTGGGCTAGACTAGAATGGCTCCCCTCGAAACCCCCCTCCCCCCACGCCGACGAGTCGAATGGCAGAGACCACATCTATACAAAAAACAGCTCGACGCCATATTCACTACCGCCCGGTACGCTATTATCGAAGCCTCGACAAAAAGCGGCAAGACAGTTGGTTGTCTCACCTGGCTGATTGAGCAAGCCGTGATGGGCAAGGATGGGCGGAACTACTGGTGGGTGGCTCCTTCTTTTCGCCAAGCAGCTATTGCGTTCCGCCGAGCTAAGGGGGGTCTCTCCAGAGACACGTTCAGCAGTAATGATACCAACTTGATGCTTAAGCTGTGCAACGGCGCAATGATCTGGTTTATCTCGGGCGAAATACCAGATAACCTTTATGGTGAGGATGTTTACGCCTGTGTCATTGATGAAGCCTCCCGTTTGCGCGAAGCTGCCTGGCATGCTATTCGTTCCACCCTCACAGCTACTCGCGGCCCGATTCGAATCATTGGCAATGTCAAGGGGCGCAAGTCTTGGTTTTACAAACTCGCCCGAAAAGCAGAGGCCGGCGAACCCGACATGCATTTCTCCCGAATCCAAGCGAAAGATGCCGTAGCAGCGGGAGTCTTAGCCGCAGAGGAGATTGCGGACGCCAAGAGCAAGTTGCCGGACAATGTGTTCAAAGAGCTCTACGAAGCTGAGCCTGGAGACGACTCTGGTAACCCCTTTGGATTGGAGGCCATTCGGAAGTGCACCCAGTTGATGTCCCTCACAACCCCCATATGTTATGGCGTCGATCTCGCGAAGTCTACCGATTGGACGGTCATCATTGGTTTAGATGAGGCTGGGAACTGTTGCTACTACGAGCGTTTCCAGCGGCCTTGGCTAGAGACGGTTAAGCGGATTAAAGATGTGGTCGGACATACCCAGTGTTTGATGGACTCTACTGGGGTAGGCGATGCCGTGGTGGAATTCATTCAGCGTAACTACGGTAGCAACTTCGAAGGCTTCAAGTTTAGTGCCACCAGTAAGCAGCAGCTAATGGAAGGGTTGACACTAGCGGTGCAGGGTTCAGCCATTACCTTCCCACAAGAGGTGGCAGATGAAATGGAGGAGTTTGAATACACCTATACGCGCACAGGAGTCTTTTACAGCGCGCCTGAAGGTCTTCATGACGACTGTGTCTGCGCATTAGCCTTAGCCAATCAGAAGTTAAACCACCTGACTGGCGCCATGGGATTGCTTCGCCACTATCAGAACATGGCTCAGGCGGCGAATGCAGAAACCAAACCCGAGAAAGCACCGGGAATACGACCTGTTCCACCCAAGCCAGTTACCGAAGTTCCTTCTCCTGTAAAAGCCTACCAAGAGACGCTAGCCAAGATGGAGTTGAAAGATGTCTGCTGCTACTGTGGGGGATCGCTTGATGCGGGACGTTGTACCGACGGCTACAAATCCTGGTGTCAACCTTGCAACGTGCCCGACTGGGTTCGCGCACAACGGGCCGCAACCTTGCCAAATACGTGCGATGTGACATTTCCTGAGGCGTCAACATAGGAAAGCCTATATCATGCTGTAGTAATGCCATCTTGAAGGAGTCTAACTAAATGGACGACGATAATTTTTTCGGAAGCCCTCCGATGACCAAGGGTCCTCGAGGTGGGAGTCCTCAGCCCGTCAGTCCCGGCTTTGGCATGACAGGTCGACCAGGCACAGGCACCTTCCCTCGGCAGCTCCCGAAGCCCATTTACGGGCGTCCCGGCGATTTTAATGGTAACGAACGCGCTGCTCAGAGCCAACGAGGCGACCGTGCGCAGGCTGCTTTGATGCCAATGCCTCGGGGGCTGACTTCGGACGATGAGCGTTACAATCCTCAGCCTCCCAACTTCATTGATGATGTCGACATTGACCTCAACTGGTTTTCTCCCTTTCAGCCTGTCTGGCCCTTCGGTCCCCCGTATGTCAACTATCCTCGAGAGTGGGATTACCCGGTCGGCGTTAACCTGGATTACATGCCTCGCCGGATGCAGATGTTCAGCATGCTACGGACGCTGGCACAGAGTTGGGGCATCCTGGCTACCGTAATCGAAGCCCGCATAGATGAGTTAGTTGGGATGCCCTGGACATTCGCTCTTAAAGGCATAGAGAAGGGAGCGAAGAGCTCAGCTAATGACCCTCGGGTGAAAGCGCTAACTCAGTTCTTTCTCAAACCCGATCGAAAGCATGTCTACCCAATATGGATGCGCATGATCTTTCGAGACCGTTACATTATCGATGCCGCTACGGTGCACATCTGGCGCAACGCACTGGGAACAACCCCTTATGCCCTAGAACCTATCGATGGGGCTACTATCAAGCCGCTGATTGATGATTCTGGTCGCACCCCCGACTTTCCAAACCCGGCGTTTCAGCAGATTATCAAGGGTCTGCCGATGAACAACTACACAGAGCGTGACTTACTTTACATGCCCGCTCGGCCTCGCACAGACTTGCCCATTTACGGCTACTCGGAAGTAGAACAGGTTATGATGGAGGCAACGGAGGGGATTCGGAAGACGCTCTACATGCTTAACTTCTGGCAGGAGGGTACGATACCAGACGTGATGCTTGGGGTACCCGAAACCTGGACACCTGAACAGATTGCAATATGGCAAGCAAGTTTTGACGCCCTGCTCTCCGGCAACATGAACTTGAAGTCCAAGATTCGGTTCATTCCTGGAGGGATGAAGCCGTTCGAGATGAAGGGGAGTGCAGGTGACTTACTCAAATCTGACTACGACGAGTGGATCGCCCGCATTATCTGCTTTGCCTTTCGGATGCCACCCAAGCCTTTCATCAAGGAACCAGAAAGTCGGGCCTCCGCCGAACAGGAAAAAGAACAGATAACCCAGCAAGGGTTGCGGGTCGAAATGCTCTGGTGGAAGTCTTTCATGGACAGCTTGATCCGCCTAGGGTGGGGATACGACGATATTGAGCTCTCCTGGCAAGAAGATGACGAGGTAGCTGCTACAGATGAGGCAACTGTTCTTAACTCCTACGTCAAGACGGGAGTAATGACGCTCAATGAGTCTCGAAATCGATTGGGCTTGGACCCGGTGGACGGCGGGGATGTCAATCTCATCTATACAGCTTCGGGAGCTGTGCCCTTCGATCAGATGGCTGCTGGCGTGGCTATTCAGATGCAACAGCAAGCGGCGGAGGCTAAGCAGAATCAACCTGAAGCGAATGGCAAATCGAATAACAAAGGAGGGGCAGTTGCCAAGAATGCTGACCCTTTAGCCTTACCGCTGAGCCTAGCTTGGAGAAAATACTAACTCGCTTTCTGGCCCAGCAGGGAACTAAGATCGCCAACCATCTTGGTATATTACAGCATGCTCATCTATAAGATCACCAATACGATCAACGGCAAGATCTACATCGGTCAGACGTCTAAGTCTGTGGAACAGCGCTGGCGCGAACACTGTCTGGATGCAAGTCGGAAAGGCCCTGCTCGCTCGGCTATCCACGCAGCAATTCGTAAGTATGGTCCAGATAAGTTCTCTATTCAGGAAGTTACTTCCTGTGCTACACAAGAGGAGCTTAACCTGGCCGAAGTGCACTACATCAAAGAATTGCAAGCCAATTGGGCTTACTTCGGGTACAACCTGGCGGAGGGGGGTTATAGACCCGGCCACTCAGAAGCCACTAGAAAACGCATGTCGGCCTCCCAGAAGTTGGTTAAGCACAAACCTCACACAGAGACAACCAAAGCTCGTATGTCTGCTGCTCACAAAGGGATTATCTTTACTGAGGAGCATAAAGCAAAGCTATCCGCGGCTCGCAAGGGAAGGACGTTCCAGCCATTATCCGCTGAAACCAAAGCCAAGCTCTCCTTGGCTAATAAAGGGCGGAAACTCGTGCGGAGATCTAATGCCACTTAGTCCAGACGAAGCCGACGAGTTCATCAATTCACTCCAGCTTAACTGGAGTGACTTATTGCCTCTAATCATTCCTATTCTCCAAGCTGAGGCGGAGGAAAGCGCTCGTGAGTTCTTTCTCAGCATTGGCTTCAACACAGTGCATGATTACGATCTGTGGAATCGAATCTTGCAGGAGGCTCGTGATGCAGCGCGCGACAGGGGAGCTAAGTTAGTGGGGAAACGTGTCCTGCCTGATGGTTCTATCATTGATAATCCAAATCCAGAGTGGTCGATTACCGAAACGACACGAGATAACCTGCGCAAGCTCGTCCAGCAGGCCATTGACGAAGGTTGGACGATTAATCAGACCCAGCATCAGATCATCAACTCTGAGTCCTTTGCCCCTAGTCGCGCTCTCAATATCTCAAGGACAGAGTCTGCGTTTGCACGTTCAATGGGTACCTTCGTCTCAGCCAAGAATACTGGGATGGCGTTGAAAGACTGGATGCTGGGGGATGAAGCTTGCGACATCTGTCAGGCCAATGCAGCTCAAGGGAAGATTCCCATCTTGGAAGTTTTTGAGTCCGGTGACCTCTACGTCCCCGCCCACCCTAACTGTCGGTGCGCCAATGGCTATTATCCATCGGAGGAGTAATGGAGAAACAACCACTATCCGCTGACCGCGCAATACCTACCACCGCTGAAATACTGATAGAAGCAGCTGAGTTAATTAAGCAAGTTCTGCCCCCAGACTACTATGGCCGGGTTATACTAATCTTTGAGAAAGGCAAAGCTACCCGCACTGAGGTGCAGCAGTCCTTCAAACTAACATGAAGTTATTCTTATCCAACTCGACTTTATCAGCGCTCTCAAAGGCGCAGTTTATCTGCCCTGGTGATGTGGGTGTCCACATTCCAGAAAACATACTCATCACTCCGCAGATGCACGGTGAGATTGAGGACTTACTCAGAATGCTGCAGCTTCCTGTTCGCGAGGCTGCGCACTGCGTCCTGGCCTCCCTCCTTGAGCAGCAGGGCATCAAGTTCCCTGACTCCCCCTCCCATCCCACACAATAACAAAAAACAATTAAAAAAATTTTAGATCATGGTTGACTTTCCCCGATGATTATATATAATGAATACATCAGGAGGCAGTACAATGGTCAGGCTCTACGGCAGAGAATACAAAGCAGAGAAGATCGGCGGGGGTCTTATCCGTCTCACAGCTTACACAAAAGGTGGGGGCCCAGACTTCCTCCGCACTATCGATGACGTTATGGAGGGCTCGCTGACCGCCTTCAAACACTACCTAGGATTCAAAGCCTACGCAGCTGTGGTGACTGAATTGGCAATCAATCGTCAGTCCAAATCCAAGTAGCACTGGTTGGTTATCAGTATAACAACAGACCAGAGGCAACCAGCCTCACAAGAGGAAACAACAATGAGCTATATTCCGCACCCGATGGACCGCATACCGAATGATACATTGGACGTTTACGCTAAACTCCGGCACCGCATTGAGGCCGGCGAGCTGATCACCTATTACGAAGGCGAAGAGATCTACCAAAACGATATGCTCTGGGACGACGCCTGGAGCGGCCACGAGCGCACGGAAGAGCCGGGGGAGGGCTGGTACGCGGCGGACTGTCGCGCCGACAATCCTGCTGAGGAAAACTAGTCGGTTGTTGGTTGCTTTTAGCCGGATTCCTTTACTGGAGAACTGCATGCAGTTGATACATACTGGGAGTCGATTTGAAGTCATCTGTAGCTTCGGTGAATCTGAAATCCCGAAGAAAGCTGGGTTCCGCTGGGACCAGCGGAAGAAGCGATGGTTCACAGGGAACGCCATCTTGGCCATGCAGTTTATCCAGTTTGCTGATTTTCTAGCACACGACATCTTGGCTGCCCATCAAGCCGCGATCGACTCATCCCGAGCACAGGATTCGGATATCTTCATCCCAACTCCCGATGGTCTTAGTTTTCTCCCCTTTCAGAAGGGTGGCGTGGCCTATTCTGTACCAAGAGAGCACACCTTGAATGGGGATGAGCCTGGGCTGGGTAAGACGATTCAGGCTATCGGGCATATCAATAAAGAGGAACACATCAAGCGCGTTGCGGTCTGTACCACGGCCAGTCTCAAAATTAACTGGCAACGGGAGATAGAGAAGTGGCAGTCTCGCAACATGAGCGTCGGCATTGCGGATCGCAAGGCGTGGCCTAACACAGATGTCATCATCTTCAACTATGAGAACGCTATCGAGGCCGCTGAGATGGGGTTGGACGACGTGAATTGGGATCTGTTTGTTCTGGATGAGGCGCATTTCCTTAAGAATCCAGATACCAAGCGTACCCAAGCCCTCCTCGGCGTCTGGGATCGCGGGCGCTGCATCCTTCCACCGGTACGCGCCAAGCAGTACCTCTTCATGACAGGCACGCCAATCATGAACAAGCCGAAAGATCTCTGGCCTATCCTGCGAAAGGTGGACCCAAAGGGATTGGGCGCTTCCTACTCTGCTTTCACGGAACGCTACTGCAATGGACACATGACCCCCTTCGGGTATGATGCAGAGGGTGCATCCAACCTCTCGGAGTTACAGGACCGGCTGCGCTCCACTTGTATGGTTCGGAGGTTAAAGAAGGACGTACTACCCGAGCTACCCCTCAAGCGACGTCAGATCATCCCCATTCCGGCCAGTGTTGCACGTGTCGCTGCCCAGGCAGAACTTGAATTTTACAACAAGCATTCGGACGCTATCGAGCGCGCTAGAGAGCAGGCTGACATGTTCCAGGGTCGAGGAGATGAGGCGAGCTACAAGAAGGCTACCTCTGATCTGAATTCCCACATGAAGCTGCTCTTTGAGAGCATGAGTTCGTTGCGAAAGGCTACAGGGTTGGCGAAGGTGCCGTTTGCGAAGACCTTCATTGAGCAAATCCTGCTGGAGTCTGAGAAGTTGGTGGTCTTCGCCCACCACAACGAAGTTCTTGATCTGCTATTTGCTAAGTTTTCTGGGATCTCTGTGATGCATCGAGGAGAGATGTCCAACGTTGATAAGCAGCGGTCGGTAGACGTCTTTCAGGAGAATCCAAAGTGCCGATTGTTTTTCGGGTCAATCACCGCTGCTGTAGGCTATACCGTGACAGCTGCCTCGAGAGAGTTGTTTGTAGAACTAGACTGGCGTGCATCGGTTGTTAAACAAGCAGAAGATCGTTGCGCTCGTATCGGTCAACAGTTTTCTGTTTTGGTACAGCATCTCATCTTTGACAGCTCGCTTGATGCTCTTCAAGTCAAGACAATTGTTAGGAAGTTAGAGATAGAGGAACAGGCACTTGGCTAAATTGGAGGATTTATGAGTTATAAGGAGCAGTTTTGCTGCGATGTATGTTCTACTGAGAAGAAGGAAACCAATCACTGGTTTGTTGCGACCCTGGATGAACGCGACTACGGCCCGTTATCTGGCCCAACTCTCCATGTCGCTCCTTTCTGCGCAAGTGATGCAAAGCGTGCAGGGGTCGCGACCCTGTGCGGGGAGCAATGCATCGGGATCTATGTCCACCGACAACTAAAAAACTTAGTTGTGATGAGCGTGGCAAGTTAGATAGGCCGAAAACCCACTAGGACTTCCTCCGCTATAGCCATACTGTAGTGTGTAGGAAAACGAGCTAGCAGAAATGATGGCTGTGGTCACCGAAGCCCCAGCAGCTACTTGCCCTGAGTAAGGATTACCTGAGGGGTATGTAGCATTGCATTCTAGAAAGTAATTAGTATCGGCCATGGGAGTAGGTAAGGTTTGCGTCGAGGCACAAGCTGCATCTCCGTTGTATGGAGCTCCACCAGAACATCCCGGGAAGTTGAACCACTCATCGGCTATAGTTGAGACACACTGCGCATTACCACTTACGCCAATTCCTGTCATCTGGCCTGGCTTGGCGCAGGCTGTAGGGGCCGTTTGTAGCGCCGAGGCCGTTCCCGCATTCCCAGTGATGCTAACCCCAATGGTAGAAGCTAGATCGACGCTAGTTTGATTTGGGGATGCACTGTCTGATAGCACGAAATTGGAGGAGTAGTTAGTAGCATACCGCTGAGTAACTGGCGTTCCGTTAGATTTTAATGTTTGATAGAAAGGCACAGTGGCTGGTGGAAAGGGGGAGCACAGTGCATCTCCGTTGGCCCCGATTCCATAAGCATACTGACCGCCCCCGGTACCGCAGTTAGTAGGTACGTTTTGTAGTGCGGTGGCGGTGGAGGCATTTCCTGTCAACGGGCCAACGAATGATGTTGCTGCCCAAGTACCAGCCACGGTTCCGCCGCTGGCCCAGTCATCCGCGAACACGATGTCGGGTATGAAAATGTTTCCCTGCGCAGCTACCACCTCAAGCGCATAGTGCCCGTGAGATGTACAAAAGAAGTAGTTGCCGCCAGCGTCTGCTGTAAAAGGATTCGTGATTTCATTTCCAGAGCTCAAGGTAGGGCTGTTGTAAATGTTCACGGAGGCGGAGGCGGCTGGGCAATTAGTAGCAGTGGATCCGGAAGGGCAGAGATAAATCTTGGCATACGGAATAGGAACAATTACCCCGTTGCTGATGCTTTGCGCTACATCATCCGTACAAACCCCACCTGGAGCCTGAGCAAGCGCGAAGCCTGTCGTAAGGATGAGAGACAATCCTACTAGTTTATGCCACATTGGTAGCACCTCAAACGTTGAAGATTTCTGGATGTGACTGGTATGTCGCTAGTACGTCAGAAGCTCGTTTGGGGTCGGTACTCCAGCGGCTGCCTACCCATTGGAACTTCCCGTCCGGGAAGGTAAAAAGATTAGTTACAGTACCGTCGCTGTCGCCCTCGACCTCTAGCCAATGTCCAGATACCTCACGAAGGTACTGCTCACCCGATGTAGCCTGGAGAGCGCTTGCGTACAGAGGCAATCTCTTAAGTATTGCCATCCGTTCTACGAAGGCTTCCATGTAGGAGTTGAAGATAGGCCAGGTAGCAGGTTCCAGCTCAGCGACCCCTCGAATAATCTCATTAGTATGCATGGTGATGGTTCTACCCGTCCAACCATTCGGGGCTTTCATTCCGAAGACGTCGTTGGTTCGCTGACAGAGCTGGCTGTAACCCCAGGCGCTCTCAAGACAGGCCTCTGCGGCTGCGTAGGAGGGAAAGATGTGCCCAGACGCCTTCGCCTGGGCCACCATCTGGACCGCAAACTGTTGCTGTAATTCGTGCAGCATGAGGAATGTCCTCGGTAGAGGACATTATAGGAGATTACTTCTTTTTCTGCCCAACTTTCGGCTGCAGGACTGCGGGAGGTTTGCGCGTCCTCTCAAATGACATCGACTGAAAGTTGTAATTCCAATCATCCCCATAACCTCGCTCTCGCTTCACTTGGGCGATGATTTCAAGGACGCGGCTCTTTGCTTGTGCTAACTGTTGCTGCACCGCCTGTGCAGAAGCTTGTATGAGCTGAAAGTCCTTGATGGCCAGCTTGATATCGGCATCTTGCAGTTGAGTCTTTAACGCCTCCTCACTGGTTGCAGAAGGCGGCACTGGTGATGTTGGGGCGGTTTGTCCGAAAGCGAGGACTGCTGCGAACAACAGCGGTGCGCCCATAATTAGCGTACGCTTCTTCATTTCTTCCCTCCAAAGGGAGTAAGGATTCTGGATTTCTCTGCGGCGGGGTTCATACCAACAATCTGTACCGGCAGAACCTTGAGACAGTCTGGATTTCCGCAATAAACAAGTGACGCAATCTGTCCTTGCGGGAACGAAGTGAACATCAGATTAAGCTTTACGGGTTTCTGCCCACAGTAGGGGCAACAAGGAAGGTTGTGTTCTGTAGCAGGAACGGTCCCCTCCTTCAAATCAGTTTTGATTTCAACTTCTTCCATGACATTCCTCGAAAGAAAATGGGAAGGTATAAAAGAGAAAACTACCTCTCCAGGGGTTAAAGCTGCCTTGTGTTCTCGTCTCTGCGGACGGGAAGCTTGTTAGATGTTTAGCGATGGCGGAAATCCACCTATCGCGACCGCGTTATTCCAAGTCTTCGTATATTGGCTTGCCGGGGAATGCCAGATGCTGCGCTTGAAATCTGGCACAAGCGCCAATACCTTCGCTTCCGTCTCAGATGCAACCTGCAACTGATAGCTGACGGTTGACTCTTCCTCGGACGCGGTAGCTGTGGCCGGAGCTGAAGCAGGCTGCGGAGAATTGGCTGTGACCACGCCGATGACGGCCTCAACGCCGGCAAGGATGATGTTCGCAAGAGAAGCGTCAGCCGGTGGAATAGGAAGTGTGTTGAAGACAGTCTGAAAGTCTCCAATCAACTGTAGGACATTCTGCGCGGCAGTTCCCTGCTTCCAGTTTTGCAACGCCACCAAGGCAGCTTTGTAGGCTGTAATCGCTGCGATTCCATTGGGCGTGTTGCTCAGGTTTTCGAACGTGAGAAGCGAGACGATGGAAGGCTCAATTGCCGCCATCAAGGACGCTGCGGTTGCTGCTGCTTTTTGACACATAAGATTCTCCTTTTAGCGAATCATTGCCAAGTCCTGATTGAGTTGCGCCATGTTAAATCCGTCTGGGGATAGACCGTTGCGATTGAGCCATTCGGGGGAAATTAAAGCGTAGCCTTCGTTGAAGTATTTCAGGAAAAATCCCCAGCTCATACTGTAGATGCGACCCCAACTGATGGCCTTTGGCCCCACTGCATCATATCCGCACAGGGTCACGCAGTGCCCACCAGCAATTCCTCCATCATCCGCTACGATTGTCCACATATTCTGACTGAATGCACTGTTTGGAAACTCCAGCCCGCAATACATCCCACCGAACAGGTTGATTGCTTGCTTGACCTCCAGCACGTTTTGCACATCAACCGAGGCGTAGGCACTCAGAGAATTACCTTCAAGCGTCTGCGCCTTCCACAGTCGGAGCACGTCGTACAGGATGCCACCCTGATCGGTTGCCGGGTTGCCATAAACGTATCCGCACCATTTCTCGTAATACTTCAGCGCCTCGCCGTCGTCGACTGTATCCTCAAGCCCGGTATTCAGCGTCCACAACATGCATTGATGCAGCGCACCAGCTATTGTGCAATCGCCCAAAGAATCATTGAGTAAAACTTTGAAGTCTGTTTGCCCGTGGGTCAGGTCCAGGGAATCTGGGGGAGAGGGAAGTTGCGGCGTGAGGTAGGAACGCACTTTTAGCGTCCGCGAATCCGTCTTAACCGCTTTGACGCCGAGTTTTCTATCTTCTGGAACCATACGAGTCTATTATACCGAAAAACCTCAGCCTTCAGGGAGCGGAGCAATCAAGCTGCCCTGTTAAGGCTCTGGAAATACATTGCCGCCGCCACGCATCCGGCCTGCAACGCACCATGCGCCACCGGAATCCACGGGTGATGGCTCAGCCATGCGGTAAAGATCGCTTGCTGATTCAGATAGAGCCAAACGGCCTCGGCAATGCCGAACAGCGCCACCAGCGCGTGTGCGCATGGTTTAGCATGCAAAACGTTAGTTAGAAATCCCATCGTTGCCTCCGTCATTGAAGAATTCCTTGATTGGGCGTTCCTTGCCGCGCACTGAAACGAATCGGCCGCGCTCGTCCTTCACACGTTCGAACTTCGCCAGCTTCTCCCGTAACCCGCGATTCTCGACTGAGTTTATCAGTCCCCAGAACAGAAGCCCTATGGCCGCACCCACCAACAACATGTCCCACATAGCACACCTCACGGATCCTTTAGTTCACCTGCATGACATATTCAGTTTTTGCGTCCAACATGCATCCCATTGGCGTCAGATTCCCGCCATTCGATGCCGGTGTAAAAGGCACACTTCCAAGTCTCCATTCCCATTGCAGATACCCAGAGCAATACAGCCTGTTGTCTGTCTCATGCGGGAGGACCCATGGCATGATCTTGTGCTCAAGAATCTGGAACTCTTCCTTAATCTCATATTGCCTGCCCAGCGCCTGTAGCGCCTGGCCGCATGCTTGAGCGATGTCGAGCGCCGTAGCGCCCGCACGGCGGCACAGCAGCATCCGGTTTTTGCTTCGAGCGTAATGGCTCAAGGGCAGCATCCGGCAGCCATTGCAGAAGGGCGTGAACACCGCCTCGGTCTCATACATCTCATCGCTGTACTCTGGAAACGTCCACAGGCTGATGACATGGCTCGGCCCCAGCATCTCTGCGGACTCAGTCAGTTCCTCGATGGCATAGCTGATCGGTGTCTTGTCCCACAGAAACAGATAGTCCCCCGGCTTCGCGACCCCCAGCATGTCCGCAAACGTTCCTACTGCGCTCATACGATCTCCCCTCGGCTGTGCAGCTTCGCCGTTGCCACACCAGCGTCGTAGCCCTGTCTCCACGCGTTGACCTCGCTGAGCTTCACGTCGATTCCATCGAGGCGCGTGCGATGCTTCTCCAGAATCTTCGCGTGCTCCATCGACTGTTGCATGTTGACCGCCACCTTTTCCGACAGCTTCCCGTAAACGTAGGCCACCCCAACTATCTGGATAATTAGTGTCCCGACCAGCATTGAGACTTCAAAATTCAAGGTACACCTCCTTTACCATCAATGCGTCATCCTAGCGAATCACCGCCCTCGCCGTGAAAGACTACGTTATCGAGCCTGCTCACTCTGCCCTCCAACTTGACGATTCGCTCGCCGTGACCCCACTGGCTATCGCTCATTTTTTGTCCTTGGCAAGTAGCTAAATTACGCAGAACCTGGAAAATTGCCGCCTCGGATGGCCGCGTCTGTTTGCGCGACTTCCGCTCCCAACTGGATTATGGCGGATAGATGGATACCTGCACCTCGTCTATATAGGCCGCAATGGTGCCACCATTGCTGTTGCCGTCCAGTTGGAACTGGAAATTGAACTTGTTCGTCCCGGAATCGGCCAGATCATCATAAGTATAAGACGCCCCGGCGTCCGCGAAAAGCAGCACGCCATCCACAGCGAAGTCAACATATTGGTAGGTCCCGGTGCTTCTGTCAAAAAGCACCAGTATTTGCAAATGGTGCCAGGTATTGGTGGCCGCGAGGTACGACGAAGCGTCAAAGTTGGTCTTCACCCAGGAGTTGCCCGCCGTGTTCCATAGTCCCCAGCACTCTGTAGCCGGAGAGATGCAGTCCCCCGAATAGAACGAGGCGCGAACGCTTCCGAAGTACCTGTCGGTGCCGTCAAATAGGTCGGGGTCGTACTCGTATTGCTGGACAAGGCCGTTGTTTGAGGATGGGAAATAGATATAGAAGTCGGCCCGTATATACATCTGGCCAGTGAACTGGCAGCCCCCGGAAAGCGTCCCGCATCCCAGGCCAAGGTAAGTAAGAACATTGCAGTAATAGCCGGAGGTTCCGGTATGAGTGACCTCCATCGATGCGCCCGACAATGAAGGGCTTGCCACCCCCTGCGTCAGACCGTAGGCGTTCGTCACGCAACCCGATTGCGAGCCAGCGCGGCTGTCATCCACCTGTGACCATACATTGCTAGAATTCTGCAAATTGGAAAACGTTTCGGCCCCGGGCGGCACGGCGGGAAAGCCGGTCAGGAACGATGCATTTATCTGCGGCCCTTGCACCTGCAGGCTGCCGCAAAGCAGTGGCCAAAGCAGGAACAGCGGGAGCGCCAATGTTATCTTCTTCATAACTACCTCGCCGCCACGTTGAAGCTGATTGCCGAGTAGGTTATGTTCGCCGCCGTCTGGTTGCAAACTTCATACTGCACGGTGTTAGCAGCCGACGGCCATATATGAAACACCATTCCGCCCGACGCTCCCCACCCCACTAAGGAGGCCGGGTCTGAGGTGTAGCCCGGAAGAAGGGCCATCGTGGTCGTGACTCCGGGAATGTTCACAGAACCAGGAGTACTGCAGCTATGTGCGTTTTGCGTCCCGGAAGAGATGCTGACAATAAAATCCGGTAGAGGCTGAGCCGTCCATGCGCCAGACACGCATACGTAGAATGTCGATCCAGACGAACCTGCTGTGTTGCTGTAGAGGCTTCCACTGTTGCAGCTTCCAGATGGAGCCGCTGTACCATAAGTCCAGAGTGCAGAAGGAGACGGCCCAATTCCTGCACCAGATACTATACTTCCACCAGCGCTAATTGAGCCGGCAAATGTGTTCGTTCCGGTTCCAGTATATTGCGTGTTGGTCGCACTGGTTGCCTGAATGGATGAAACCTCCGAACCGTTATACACGAAGAACTCCACCGGCGTCGTCATCGATGTGGTCGCGGAAAAGGCGGGGCAGCTTAACAGACCTGCTGTGGATATAGTGCAGTACGGATCTCCAGGGAGCCCAAACCATCCGTAGTTGCTTGAAGAACCATCGGCGGTGTAATTGAAACCCCACTGGAAATCGTCGTTTACGTATGCCGCTGTATCTCCTAATTGACTGTAGACATTATCTCCGGAAAGAAGGCCTGATACAGCTCCAGATTGCATCAGGTTGTAGGTTCCCGATCTTGTGGCATTTTGCGTGATGCTTCCAGTAAATGCTGGTGAGGCCAGCGGTGCTGCGCCGGTCACTTGTCCGACTGAGTAGTCCCCACTAGCGGCCACGACAGCACCTGTGCGGCCAAATACACTGCTTACTGCCGCCGCTGCGCAGTTTGTCCCATCCGCCAGGCAGATGCTCTTGTTCGCCACCGTGGCCCCTGCTGGCATCTTGAAGTTTGTGTATTGGCTAAAGTCCCGCGTCGATCCCGCAGCTACGTTGCTTATCTTGTCCGTGGCGAGAGGAATCACAGTGTTTGTGTTACTTATGGAATAGCAGCCGGTATTCAGGTACATTAGCGTAGGCACAACGGTAGAGCCAGTGTTCGAGGACGGCTTAGTGACGCCGCAGAGATAGATAGCGCTGGACGTGCCGTTCCAAAAGTCCATCTGCTGGCCTATGTACGATCCCGAGTTAAACGTGTCGGTCGCAGAGGCACCGGATTGTACGGCGGACTCAATCCCATAATTGCCGTTCGAGCCGTAGAACTTCAGGAACGGGTAGCCCCCATACTGCTGTAGCTGAAGCGTGTACTGCCACTGGCTGGTGGCCGTATTCCATGAGTCAGCCTCAATGCCTGCGTTTCCGTTCGTGTTGTTTGGCCCTCCGGAAAGACAGAAGCGGGTCAGCGAATGGGTCTGCCCCGAAGGCGGAGTGTCATACCAGCAATAACTGTTCTGGTATTCCTCTCCAAAGGGGGGCTTGGCGTTAGGGATTCCTGATCCGGGATTTTCCCCGACGACCGGATCACTGCCCGTGGGAGGGTCGATAAGACTTATTTGCTGGCCTGTACCGGTGTTGGCGTAATACTTCCCCGGATGGGAGGCGGAACTACCAGCGTTGACAAGTATGGCGTTAGATACGCCCAGGTTATAACCTATCCCGGTGTCTGTGGTTCCGGTTTCGTTTGCAGGAAAGTTGCCCGACACGGCCCCAGCGAGCACCTTGATGCAACCCTGGCCGAGCGGTTCAGTGGCCGTGGTCGAGCATGCGCCCCACCATTCATCGTCTCTTGTATCGACATCTTGGGCCTCGGCGGCCACTGGGCTGTATTGATTAAGCACGTTTCCAACTATGACCTCTCCGCATATGTTCAACCCGCTGTCCGAGCAATAGGCTGCCCAATTCGTTCCCGTAGGGTCGATGGACTCTAAATGATCGTTTGCCAATTCAAATGTTCCATAGCTTGGCTGCGGATCGACGACGACAATCGAGCCAGACGGCCACGCCGTGTTGGCGGGCGCAGTTGAGCCAGCTTGGTTTCTGGCAGTTATATGAAGCTGCCCATCGCTGGCAAAGTTTCCCAAAACCACCTCAAACTGCCCCTTGTTGACCCCGGGAACGTAGGCGGAGGGGGCCGAAGAGCCACTAATAAAGTCCTGCGGCTCGATTGCATATTCGCCGCCCGAAACGGTGTTCGCGTCGGACGGGTCGTTAATATAATTCGGAAACCATTCCGTGCTGGCCACCGCTATCGTCCACGGAGCCGACGATCCAGTCATTGCTCCGGTTGCCGAGGTGTAGACCGGATTCCCCCCGGCTACCAGAGAAGCATCCGTATGGGGCTGCCCATAGATAGGAAAGCCCTCGAAATAACAGTTCTTGACAGTGCTTCCAAAAGTAGAGGACTTGGATACAGCGGGCATGAACCAGTTGGCCTTAATGGAGCACCCATCAAGTTCGACGGCAGCGCCGCTCATGAAGAACGCGCCCTGATTCCAGTTGTCGGGGGCAATGGCGGGGAGCCATGTAGCGCCTGTCACCGTTGCCACCCCGTTCGCCGTCGTCGCCCACTGGACTTCGAAGCACGGATTGGCAGACGTGCATAGGCCGCTGGGGTCGCTCGTAATTCCGTTGGTGATGGAAGTTGACTGATACTGCCCGTCCAGCACCGTACCCGTGGTGCCGCTTATCTGGAAGTAGTTTCCCGCATTGATTGGCGCAGTGCCGTCCGGAGTGGAGTTATGGTAAGTGCCATGAATGTAGGCGGTACCCGTCGTGCCATTTGCGCTGGCATACTCCAGCGTTCCCACGTTCCACTGATCGTTTGGGTACACTCCGTTTATGCAATTGGTACCGTAGCAATAGCCGCTGGAATCCTCGCCGGGAGAATTCAAATTGATGCTGCGCCATCTTTCCTCGTTGCCCATTGCCAGAATAGGCCAGCGCACCGTATTTACGGTGATGTCATAGAATGAACCGCGCTCTGTAGATCCGGCGGTGACTATTCCCCGGCCACCGCCATTTGACACCGTAACATGCTCGATATGGTATCCGCTGGAGTTCTGAATTTCTATCTCTGTGGCCGTGTATAGATGACCATCGGGTGTAAAAGTCTCAAGGTTGTATATTCCGCCCTCGGATGTCCAGACATTTGGGTTAGGATCATTTCCATTGACGATGGTAAGTACGTTGCAGGTATCACAGGTCTGCTTGATGATGGTCGATGTCTTGCCGTCGCCGGTGATTTTAACGAAATTAGGAATGCGGAGGGCCGCGCTTATCTTATAAGTGCCAGCGGGAAAATAAAGGACCGGAGCGCCAAGGCCTTGATAATTCGCCTCAAGAAACGCCAGTGCTGCTTGAATAGCGCAGGTCGAGTCGTTTACGCCAGTTGGGTCGGCGGCGTTCGCGCAGCCAGAGGGAACTCCGAAGTCGGGATGCACTACGTTGACCCGTGGGAGCTTGGTCGCCGAGTAGGCGCTGTACACGTCCCCTGTGCCATAAAGTTGCGGCGTCGTCACTGATGTGGTTGCGGTCAGCGTGCTCACACTCACCGGGCTAGGCGTGGCACTTAGCGCCGCTGCAATCTGCGCTGAGGTCGCCACGGAAGGCGCACTCGAACCATTCAAATATGGGAATCCGGTACCGTTCAAGCCGCCCAATGAACTGCTAGTTAGATAATACTGCATCGCACCAGCCGTGCCGCCAGGAGGACTAATGTCGCAGCCTGTAGCCAAGGTGCACACCTGAGAACCGTTAGCCAAGAAGTTAGCGGCGGAACTTGTCGTGATATTCAACGATGTACCTGCGGTTACATTCACCGCGTCAACTGCGTTTAATGCAAGAGGGGCCGTACCTGTTTGGTTAAGCTGCAATCCCGTCACGTTATCTGTGTTGGACAGAGTCAGCCCGCCTTGGCTGTACCAAGACCCGAGATTAGTGTCCTGTAGCGACAGCGCGCTACTACTGGTGAGGGAACTGCTGTTGGTAGAGGATAAGGTGATGGAGGTTCCCTTGACATTAAACCCGACGTTGCTAGCTCCGCCAAAGGTAAAAGAGTTTGCGGTTGTGACTCCGTAGTCTAATAGCGAATTCCCTACCGTATTGGCCCCAGTCCAGAGAGGGAGATACCCGCTAGTCCCTGAACCTGTGATTCCACCGCCGGTTCCGGAAATTGTTTGACAAACAAACCCGCCGCCGGGTGTATAGTTAAGAGCGTGCCCACCATCTAATGGACAGGTCGTCGGTAGGGTCAAGTAGTCGATACTAGTAGCTGAGACGCTCACAGCCACTTGACCAGCCGCAGTCGGCACAGTACCAACCCCCCCGTTAACTGGAGGGAGAATACCTTTCACCTGCGTCTGCAAGTTGACCTGCGTCTGCGCTGCTAATCCAAGAGGAATGAGCATTGCAGAGATGAGCAGCAGCTTAGTGCCGATAGAACGCCACATGTTTATCTCCTGTCGCCGGAGCGACGGTGTAGGTAACTGTGTTTCCTAATAGTGTATAATCTATTCCCTGAGTTTGCATATCACCATTCTTGAAAAGCCGCAAGCTGAGAAGAGGTGTAGGAGCAGCCGCTAGTGTATAGGTATTGTTGACCCCGTTAAGCAAGCCGCTAGGCACTTCCGCATCACTGAATAAAGGAGAGGAGGGGGCTGTACCAAAGCGATAAAATGCATTTAAGAGGTCCCCAGCCTGCGGCGGTGCAGCGGTTGTAATGGTCGCGCCGCTCAAGGTGTAATCAATGCCTGCTGTCATTAGCAGGCCGTTCTTATAAAACTCTAAGCTCAACGCCGGGGAAGGAGCCACAGATAAGGTGAAAGTTGTATTTGTTCCATTGATAGCCCCGCTGGGAACTTCCTCTTGAAACCCCCCACCCACCACCCCATACCGGTAGAAGGCTCGTATGATGTCACCCAGAGAAGGCGCAATTATGAAACTGATTATAGGTCCAAGCAACGTGTAATCTACCCCTTGCGTCATCAACAGGCCGTTGTTGTACAACTCCAAGCCGGTGGAAGGCTGAGGGGTTTGAGAAAGAACGAAGGTCTTATTAATGCCATTGACTGCCCCGGTAGGAGTTTCGTTGTCGATGAACGCTGGGACAGCGACAATGATGGCATCTAATTTACTACGAGCCGGCTTAAAAAAGTTGATGACGGAGGTAACCTGGGCGATCTGCGCAGGTGTGAGCGCCCCTGTAGAAGCTAGATTGACGCGGAAGACAGCCCAACCTTGACTCGGTGGATAGGATGTGCCTCCCCAACTAGCCTGTCCCTCCTGTATAGAACTGCCTCCATAACCCATGACTGTTAATGCAGCCAGTAGCGTGGCCGGGGTTCCAAGGAACTGGTGGTACTGTAGAGACTTCTGTAGAATTGAAATCAAAGAGACACCCGCAGCAACCATTGGAGCTGCTGGTACATCCATATCCATCTGCCACGTTAAGTATGGTAAGATTGAAGCCGGCGCACCAACAATCGTATACACAAGTAGCTGCGTCAAGTCAAGTGCCTGCAACCGAGAACTTAGCACAAGATGTGCCTTTGTCCGGAGATCGTTAATCGAACTAGGTGGTTGCAATAGTTGTGTCATTAGGATGTCGGTTGATTCTTGGTTCCAAGTACAATGGTTAAGTTGAGAGCGGTGCAATTGGCCCACTGGCTGCCTGAGAGCACAAACCCTCCATCGGCCGTGGGTACTAAAGGAACACCTGCAATGTTAGCAGCTAAGGTGATGTCTACATCATACACACCTGCCACCGATAAAGCTGCAACCCACTGAGAGAGCACAATATCTTGAGCAATGCTTGCAGCCAGTGACAAGGCTAGCTGCTGAGCGGCGGCGGTGATACCAGCAGCCACAGCTGCATAGTTTACATTCCCATACAGCGTAATAACCCCCGTAACCGTGTAGTCCACCTCGGTCACAGGGTTAACTACGACGCTGTCATTCATCGGACGCACAGTTGCTGCACTTAGCGCATTGTATACAGCTGTGATCAACGCACCCGAAGCAATGCCTGCATTGTTTGGAGAAGCGGAGGGCTGGGAAACTGGACCCGTCAGAATATACACCTGCACCTGTCCGGGTATTGCCGGTACCGACGGAATAAACACATCCACGATGCTGGAGCTCACCTCTAGAGCCAGCGCTCGGTAACTTCCTGTAGGCCCAGCCGTTGTAAGCAGGTTAGGAGCAGCTTGAATGCGCGTCCGAAAGTGATCATCTAACTCCTGTTCATCTCCGTTGGCCGAGGCCGCTGTGTTCGCTACCGTAGAGACAAGAGGTAGGGTAGCCAGTAATACAGATATCTGGCCCGCTAGGTACCCATTAGCGCCTGATCCTGCCGTCGTGCAAATCCCTGTCACCGTCCCGGTTAATTCACCGGCAGGGATACTTAGATCTGTGCTGGTTGCAAAGATAAACGCACCGTCCTTCGTTCCCACCTGAGTACCAGCCGGGATATCCGTAGCTGTTGTCTGTACGGCTGTCAAGGTAAACAGCAAAGGGGCGGCGGAAGGCTGAGGGGGCAGGCGCTCAACGTTGAGAAGTTGCCCTAGGTAGTCCAGCGCTGGATAGGAAGCAAACGCTAGTAGGCACTGAAGACCACAATACTGAATTGCATTCCTTACCAGAGATTCTCGATAGGCGTATAGGTTGATGAGTAGCTGCTCTACCTGCGCTGGGTAAAGAGTTCGACCGGTGGTAGCCTCAAACGACGTAATCATATCGTTGAGGATGCTTTGCACATTCAGCCCATCCGTGTCATTAACAAAGCTGGGAACCGGTAAGTTAACAGGCACCACTTGGGGTGTTCCTGTTGCCGGAGCTATGATATTGCCAGGAACTACTACAGGCATGCTCTTATCCTCCCACAGTCAACGTTGTAGATTGCACGCCGATAGTCGATTTTGCTGCTCCCAGAATACCCAAGTTGGGGGTCCAGGTGATTGTCACTACTAACTGCCCAGGATTAGATGGGTTATAAATTGCCGCTACACTTTCGAGAGTGATCCTTGGCTCCCAGGTGGCAATGGCATCGGATATCACTGACACCAGAGCTGGAATCGCTGCGGGTAGAGGCATGTCCAAATAAGATGTTAGGTCACAACCAAAGGTGGGGCGGAAGGGATCCTCTCCCGGTACTGTGCCAAAGATGATTTTCAGACACTGGTGCACATCCTCCAGCGCTTGCACAACCCTGCCAATGCCGGAACCGGCAACTCCAGTGACCGAGCTATCTAAGGCCAGAGCCCAGCTCGAGGAGGAGATGTTAGCCAATGTTGCGTAAGGTACTGTCCCCATTTAGTTGCTCACCTTTACCAACTCACTTTCTACTGTAGCTGGAGTCCAAGGCGCCGTTGGCGTCCCCGTACTTGGCGGAGTACCATGCGTGTGCGCATTGAAGGCCGCTATCAACTTGCTCACCAACGCTAATCCATCCTCAGCGGCAGCGCCTCCTTGTAAAAACGACACCGAAGCAGCAGCCTGCACTTCCACATTCCCTGTCGCATCTAAGTTAATCTGCCCGCCAGCCGCTTGACTGAGAGTAGCCGTGCCTCCAGCTACCAGCGCGATCGTTAGTTGGTGGGTTGCTCGGTTATATTGTAGTGTCGTTCCATCTTGGAACTGCACATAAAATTCATCTGGTGTCAACCCCGGAGGCGGTGCATCAACCAGCGAGGGGATGGAGCCTAGTACGCATCCATTCTCATCGTGCTCATCTAACAAACACACAACTTGCTCTCCAATATCAGGCTGCCAGAAGAACTTGTCATCTTGTGTCTTTGGAAAACAAATGGGAAGCCACCAAGAAATGACGTTATCCCGTTCCGGAAACTGCACCCGAACACGATAGGGAGGGGTATTCTCAACTTCATACACAAGTCCGGTCCGATAGGCCGGTGCGTACTGTTCCGTGTAAGGTCCGGTAACTCTGTCCATTAGTTTGATGCAGCTCCTGGAGTTGTGTATTCGTTGGAAATAATCTGAGAGGCGCCTGCGGGTTGGGCTACCGTCGTCCGAATCTCAAGGGAGGTCTGGTACCCCGTATCAGCTGATAGACGATGTCTGGCTTGCTGAATAATGAACTTGACAGAATCAAAAGCTCCGAAACCCGATAGATTCACGGTGTTTCCTGCTCGATACAACATAGTGCCCGCGATCAATATCTCCCCCTTGATTTGGTGCATGTTAGCTGTATGCAGGTGCGCCCCGGCCCGAAGTGCACCTTGTTGGCTGTTCTCAATTCGCTCCACAATCTTAAGGGTATCAAAGGAGGAGGAGTTAGGGTCTGTAGCCTCTGCTGATAGAAGTTGCTTAGAAAGAGGGTCGAAATAGCCTACCGAAGCGACCGCATAGCTACGCTGCCCCACCCGTTGATTCTGCAGTCGAAAGCGAATTGTATCTGCCTTATAGATGGTTGGGTTAGATGGTACCTGACCCTCTAGCCCCGGACGACTGTAGAAAACCAGCTGATTCCCTCGAATTGAAAAATCGTAGTTATGCAAGTTGGCGATTCGATGCAAGAAGGCAAGGTCGCTTTCCAACCGCTGCGTCAACCTGGCATAGATGACATCTGGCTGCACTGCATCTACTACAGCCGTCATGCCGTAGCGCTGGGCAATCGTCGTTGCGATAGTGGTCAGTGTTTGGTTTTCATAGGCAACAGATCTAGGTGTCCGTAGCGCATGCTTGATCCCAGCCTGTAAGCAACGAAGGACGAACAAATCAGGAGGACCCATAGATTCCCACTCATCCACCTCGAAGTCACCGCAGTTAATCAAAGGTGCCCCTAGGTAACCTATCGACAAGCTAACCGCTGTCCCAGCCGTAGGCGGGTTATCTCGAAAAGTTCTTGCTCCATTGGGCTTGGGACCATCCTCTAGCGCAATTTCTAGCGTGTTGGCTTTGCCGCCGATGGATTCGTAGTAAAATACATGTGCAGCATGCTTAATCAGATTTCCGGTGATGTTAATACCACCATACAACACTTGCCAACTAGGGATAAGCACATTGTTCATTAGATTACCCCCACGGCGTCGTACTGGTTGTAACAGCGGGGGGAGTAAGGAGAGGAACAAACACATTCGTTCCTGCGGGAATGTAGTCAGCTACCAGGATACCCGGGTTGTACTGAATCAGTAACCCCACCTGGGTGGAATCACCATACATCTTGTAAGCAACGCTGTCCCAACGTTCGCCTACAGACGTGTAGATAATACCCTGCGAAGGGGCTGCAGGATTAATAGGTTGACCCTTCAAAAGAGGGGTGATGACTTCGCCAGTTCCAGATGGAACGACAACTACCGGCACACTACTCCTCCTTTACGGGCTAGGGATAAACGATATCAACCGAGCAATCTCTGTCAACGGTATGTTTGTGAACGTCTGCTGAAACGGGATGCTAGATGGGTAAGCCGACGCCGGGGATACGACTAGGGTTGCGCCGGGCGTCTTGAACTGTGTAGTAGTCAAGCCTGGGGCAAGCCCCAGCACCGCAGCGCTCGGGGGCGCACCTATCGGCAATGCCGATGCTACAAACTCCTCTAACTCTAACTCTGCGGCAATAGCGATGGTATTTCCATTGTCGGCTTGCCACTCCTGCTTCAGTTGCAGATTCTGTACCACAAACGAGCCATAGTTCTTTCCATTCCCAAACACGAAATTCTGCGCCTGATGGGTGCTAGCCAACGCCTGAATCCCGGCCACCGCTGCATCTGGGTTGCACCACAGTTGATGGAGAAAAATGCTGAGCCTCACGCGCCTGAGATCATCGTAGATCCATTGCAAGATGGGAGGTGCGCCTATCACCTTGATTTTTTCGTAGTGGTACTTTTGATCCGTCTCCATCTTGGTGGGCGACGCGACCACCTGAAAACTAATTGTGCCTATGGATGCAAACACTGCTAATATCCATTCACAGTCGATGCTGCGGTTGTATCACGAAATGTCAATCGATTCTCCCGGCGACGTTGCTCATCCACTTTACTGAGCAGGTCATCGGCATGGCCAGACAGCGCTTGCTCAAGGTTGTACTTCATCTCATTGGGATTACTGCCTCCCTGCACCGTGATCTGAGCACCTTCCATGTAGTGTAAGTTGGTTTGGCCTCCCCCGCTCCCACTCGGTCCAATCGCTGATGCGCCCCCGCTCTCCCAGCCCTGAACCATTGCTTGGAAGCTGCCCGAAGCGAAGCCTTTGGCTGCGCCTACCAACTTCTGAAAATCCGGTAGACCCTCAACGTAATGGATAGCCCGCTGGATTGCCTGCACCACTTCCACAATGACATGCTTGATGCTATCCCAGTGCTTGTACACCTCGTAGCCAATCATCGCTACTCCAGCCAATAACGTGAGGGTCCAACCCACGGGATTAGACTCAAACAAAACCCCAAGCGCTGCCCCGATGCTGCCAATCCCCCCTTCAATAATGAGAGAAACAGCCGCGAAGGCATCACCCATCATAGCCCAACCTACTTTGAGGACATTGATAAGACCAACGATATGGCTCATCCCCTCTGTTAGAAACACAAAAGCCTTACCTAGGAAGCCAACCATCCCAAATAGCATCACCGCCGCCGCCGCTAACCCCAAGAAGTCAGCGATACCTTGCGCTATCTTCGGGTGGGTATCGGTGAAATTCTCAGCTACGGTTATCAACTTGGTGAGTTGCACCATGAGTTTTGTGAGTGCAGGCAGGGCTAGTGACCCGTACAAGTCTTTCACGTTCTGTAGACTGTTTTCAAACGCCTTCTCACGGTTCTGGAAGGTTTCTTGCTGCTTCTTGGTTGCCTGATCTGCGGCTCCAGCGGACTTATCCATCTGGTAATATGCACTGGTGAGGTCACCGATATGGTCCACCAAAGATGAGATGGATTGCGCTTCTCCAGGTAACTGAGCTTCCAGCGCTTTGAGTGCCGCTGGGTTCATCTTACTCATGTTCTCTAATGTTTTGATGAGGTTGAGGTTGCCATGCGTGGTCTTAACAATCTGCAATCCATACTTCTGCAGGGTGGGTATGCCATGAGTGTCTACCGCTGCCATAGTATGAATGAGTTGTTGGGCAAATATACCAGCGCCCTGCTGCCCAGCTACATGCAAACGATTCAGCTCTCCTAACAGAGCGAATACCTGATTGATATCCAACCCATAGGTCTTGGCGGAGGCACCTAAGCGAGCAAAATCTCTAGCCATTCGGGTAACGTTTTGAGTGCCCATTGGGAAGCGGGTATTGAGTATAGTTAGTTTATCCGCAAAGCTACCCATCTCCTTGTTGACGTCAGAGCCTCTGGGCGCGAGATTTAGGTACGCACTGGCCAGTATGTTGGCGGCTGCGCTAGCTTTGATACCTAAAGCCGTAGCTAGCTTGTCTGCCTGTTCGGTGGCGGCTAAGGTGGTCTTGGTGTCCCGGAAGGTCTGATACAGGTTAGTTTGCGCCTGAGTTACGTCTTCGAGATCGCTTGGGAACGTTTGCGATAGGTATTCAGCCTGCTCTTTGAATTGTTTAAGTTGCTCTGAACTGAACTGCGTAGCGAGCGCCAACCTTGTTTGGGCTTCCTGGAATTCAGATGCAGGCTCGATAAGCTTCTCAAACATCTCATAGCCGAGGAAGGCGGAGGCAAAGGACTGTGTGAGGCTCCAGATGCCAGATTCAAACTCCTCAAAGCTCTCATGGATGGCGCTAAGTGGTTCGGTGATCTTGTCCACCAGTTCCACGAGAACTTTGAGTACACTAGACTGTTCATCATCCGCCATTGTTTTTGCTTACCTCTTGATGATACACTTTCATGATCTGATACCATGAGTTTAGGTCGGATAAGTCCATCCTGTCTAGAGCATCTGGCGGCATTCCACTGTTGACCAACGCCCCCAATGCCCCCATGGTTAAGATAATGAGCTTGTGTTCTCCCCCACTACCGCCTGCGGCTCTTCCTGCTGAGACGTTTCCGCGGCTACCGTCTTCAGCTTCGTCAAAGGGTTGAGGATCTTTCCTGCCTCCCCCTGCAATGCCAGAACGTCTTCCAAGTCCATGTCGTCGATGCCTTCCAGTGTCGTGCTCTTTCCATCAATAGTAGCTAGACGAGCGATGATCGCAAACAAGATGCGGTACTGATCCGATGCTGGCCCTGCCGCCATCAAGGCAAGACGAAGATCTCTACCCTTCCCTCGATAGATGGTAACTTCCTTTCCGGAGGGGAGAGTGAAAGATGTAAGCACTTCTCTGGTTGGTTTGGAGGATGGATCGGGAAGGGTGACGGGAATGCCCATTTGTTACGCTCCTGACGCGCTTGGTGCGCTATCGTTGATACTACGATTGGTTAGGCGCTGGGCATTGAACCGTGAAAAGACGGTAGTATCACCCAGCGCCGGTAGGTTTGCTTGTCGACCCTACCCGCCAATGTTACTGCGATATTGAGCAAGTTGATCAACTCCATTAACAAGATACTGATTGCTGAATGCATCGAAGAGATAAATCTGCTCCCCTCCGACATACAGCTCGCAGTGGTAGACGGTGAACATCGATGTGAACTCCACCAGCTCCTGCGCCTTGAAATCGAGCGGACCTGTGTCTTTTGGAAGGCCAGAGAAGTTATAGATCACAGGAGCCTCCGCAATTTCCCCGCCGGCTGTTAACGTCTGCAAATCCCCTAAGCAGGAAAGTAGGCAGATGTTGAGCGAGGCGGAGACTTGCGCAATGGTGAGTGGGTCAAAGCTAGACCACTTGATGGATGCGTCGAGCTTGTCCCAACCAACCGGAACCTCAACGCGAGCCATCATCCCCAAACCTTTGTAGTCTGACATCAGACGCTTAGGTTGAGGAATTTTTACCTCCGCAGCTCGCCCGAGGAGACCGACACCATTCAAGTAGACGTTTACGTTACTGAGTGAATTAACTACTAACTGCGCCATGGTTTACTCTCCTCTTATCCGTTAGGCAGTACTGAATTCGCCGCGGCGTTGCTGGTCACAGTCGGCCCCAGTGTAGCCAGGAGGCTGGTGTCGACAAAGACGTTGAAAATAATTTCCTCAGCCGGTGGGGGAGGCATAACCGCAACCTCGAAGGTAAGTTGACCGGCCTGAAGGTTAGCCACAGGATTGTCCGCGGGGTTGTAGGTAACAGCGCCTCCCACTAGAGCTCCATTCTGGATCAGCGTGCGGACAAACGCATTCACTGTGCTCAGAATGGAGTTGATCAACCCATTAGTAATCGGCTGGTCCAAGAAAGGTAGCATCGATACCTGAATGCTCTGCTCAATCACATCTAGCGTCCGGCGTACACTTACGAATGTAGTGACCAGTGAGCTGCTCGGGAAGGAAGAAGCTCGGTTGCCCCAGACTCGATACCCCGTACCGAAGCTATTGAACACCGTCATAATGCCGGCTGCATTCAACTGGTTGGTGTCCGCATTGGAGTCAAAAGCGCTCATGTACATGCTGATATCTGGCCCCAGCGTACCGATAATCTCCGTGTTGGATGGGCTATACCAGTACCCTTTGGCCAGATCCTTGGCGGCGGTGGCGCCTGCATTCAGGGTCGATGGTGGAAATTCCATCGGCGCATTGGCATACTCTAGGACAATGACGCCCTGCGCGCTGATGGTGACCCCAGTCGGCACAATTCCGGTATCCGTCACCAACTGATATGGAGCGCACAGAACCAACCGATCGCTAGCCTGGTTGAAGGCATTCCCCGCAGCCCCTCGATTGGCAATAGCCGTTGCAACCAGCGTTTGCGGAGGAGCATCGGTAAAGGCTATGGCGCGAATCTTGTTAGCCATGGCAAGCAGGGCTGCGCTGGTAGTCACATCGGTGAAGGTGGGGGTAATTAGCAGCTTGGCAAACAATCCCATTGTCTGGAAGGTCGTCTGCAGTGCCTGGATGCCTGTATAGACACCGCCTGCCACCGTACCCACAATGTCCGCGGACGCTACTTTGGATGGGTCGCAGTAGGCGTAGCCAACTTCCAATGCTTCGCTGGGTGTGATAGCTCCGCCGGCTTTGGTGTACAGAAGGCCATTGACGTAGTCGATGGTGTAGTCGGTTCCTTCTATATAGGTGGTGGTGCCTGCTTGATTCTTCACCGTCACAGTAGAAGCCGCAATCACGTAGTTGGGAAGACCCGGACCCACCAGCCCCATGTGCCCTAAAAAGACGGGAATAGCGTTAGTTGCCGGGCCTACAACGACTGCTGGAGCCACGACCGTCTGGTGCACACTTGGGTTGAAGACGTCAATCACAATAACGGCTCCCGACCCTTGAGCCTGGATCGCACGCAAAGCGTATGGGATAGTATAGCCCTGTACCCTCGGGCCAAAGTTGCCAGCCAAGTTCTGTGTGGTTACGAGGGTAGGGTTATTGATACCAGGTCCGCTGCCTTCAGGCGCCAGCCATTGTGGAGCAGAGCCAATCAGGCCAATGACAGCCGAGTTAACCACTTGAATGGTTACCCCGCCGCTAGAGACCTCGGTTACTTCGATGCCGTGGAAGAATGCCATGCGATTCTCCTTACCCGTTAATGGGTGCTGTTTGTCCTGGTATTACGATAACCTGATCCCCTGATGGCTGCACGTTCGTCGTTGCCTGTATCAAGTTAGCAAGCGCATAGTTCGGGTCCAGTTTAGGACGCATTGTGATGACATTGTAATTCATATCATACAACCACACCCTACCTTGTGGATCCTGCTCCTGAAATCTTTCATCTGTGAAGTAGCCATTGCGACAACCGTCCGGTTGGAACCCTTGTAAGCAAGCCTCGATGGCATCAATCAGCGCATAGACACTACCTGCTCCTGTCAGTGGCCAAGCGATTTGCCTGGCTTCAACATGCACGCTGAACTGAATTGTGCGTTCTTGGAGCATCGTATCCACAGACATGGGCTTGCTAAACTGGCTACTCTTGTAGCTGATTAGAACAAACGCAATCGCCGCACTTTGCCACCATGTGTCAAGATCAAAGTTCGGCCAGATATAGGTGCTGATGGCCAAGCCACCAGAGGCGAAGTACGCATTCAGCTGCGCTGCTATCTGATTCTGTATGGCATCTATCGTCAGTGGGTTGTTAAGTGTCCGACCAGCCCATGCTGTCGGGTCAATCACTGTCGGTAAACTACCATAGGCGGGCACAGTCATTGCCTTACTTTATCTCCCGAGATAACTTTTCAGCCTCTGCCTTGTGATTTTCTGCTAAAGCTAGATGCTCCTTCGCTGCCATTGGACGTTCCTCTTCAAATGCTCTAGCGGCTTGTCCAAAGTGGTGCTCCGCGGCGCCATGAGCAGCAGCCGCAGCCAAGTGCTTGGCCTTCTGCTCCACCGACAACCCTTCCCCCGCCTCTCCCCAAACTTTCCCGTGATGCTCGCCTTGCTTCTGTCCCTGCTCTAGCGAATTAGCGCGGGCTAGATGAGCTTGCTCAGAAAATTTACCTAGAGTAGTGTCGCGCTTAACCATCCGCGCTCCTCTACAGTCAGAGCACAAGCAGCTTGACCCGTGCCTTTGCATCTGTGCGAATGTTTTCTGCATGATCCATCACCTCGAATGTGGTAATACAATCTCAATGCCGAAGTTCTGTTTGCTGATGCGCTGTGGATAAGAACCAGTAATCACTAACGTCCGATGGGTAATCCACGCTTGCTGCACCAGCCCGCCAAGTATCAGCTGTGCGGTAGGTTGACAGGCCGATTGTATGGCATTCTCTACCGCATCTGCTAGATTATTCAAGTCCGTGACATTCGTTTCGTCCGGAACCTCACCCTGAAGGGAGACAACCGACAGGTTACACAATAGAGATACTCTTGCCGGAGCAAAAAGAACGCTGCGATCATATATCTCTCCTTGCTCTAACAGAAAGAACGCTGGATACTGCTCCTCTGCTAACTGCGTATCTGGTACGGGTCGACGTCCTCCATAGTTGAAAGGAAGCCCTGGATTCTGCTCCGTCTTCAGTAGCAAAGGCGCTATCTGATTGAAGAAGGCCGAGTAAATAGCTTCCCGTCCCAGCGCCATCAGTGCGCCTCCCTTATGCCTTCACTCACCGCTTGTTTTAGCTGCTCCTCGATGTAAACCCTATTCGCATCCCGTACCGGACCTACATACGGTCTAGCTGGGATTGTTACGCTAGGGACGAGATAGAATAGGGGGTATAAGACCCCATCCTTTACCCCAAAGATCATGTGGTTATGGACGAAAGTGCGGTAACCAGCCGCCTCCGCCTCCCCTGCGCTAAACCTCGCCACACCTGCTGAGGTTAACGCCTCTTCCATCGGGATGGTTAGATAGGTAGCATTCTTTGCCCGGATGACACCACCAAACTCCTGTATGGGGCCATACGGCAACTTCTGACTAGCCATCATCCCGCCCTTGACTCCATGCATAGTTTCTTCAACTGGCATGGCCTGTTCTGATCTGCGGAGGTCGCCAGTCCGGACATGAAGCCCACTGTCACTAAAATGCTTCTTGGCATACGACGCTAGATGCTCCCCAATGATACCGAGACGTTTCTTGGCCGCCTTACGAATGGATGGGCTCATGTGTGCAATCTTGGCTTGCAACTCCATCTTCCCGCGCATGGAAATGGTAATGCTCATTACTGCACCCCCATCCCATCGGTAGGAAACACTTCTCGGTGAGGCTCTAGCATGGCGATAGTACTGGGATGCGCATTCTTCAAGAAGTAGTTAACCCTATCGGGTCCAACCCCGGTGCCTGTATCCCCCACTCGAGTGCGATTCTTGAATAGCAACGCGCTTTGCTGCAAGCATGCCTCTACGATATCATCTGGGACCAAGCCTGCGTTGCTCGGGAAGTTAGATGACGCTGGCCCGATACACAACCACAAAACCCCGTTGTCATAGGTGATGCTGTTGATGCTCTGATTCCAAGGATTAGGTGCTTGTGCCCCTGTCGTACCGACGTTGATGCTTTGATACAAGTACCCGTTGACCAGAACTTGGTAGGATTGACTTACGACAGTGCCGGCAGTCCAAGCAGGCAGAGAAAGAATTGCGAGTTGCCCCGGTGTAATATAGCCAGCGGTATAGTTGATGGTGATATTTTGCTTCCCCTGCTCAAAGCAAGCACCAAACCACCCTGGCTGCAAGTTAATGGACCAGTTATCCCATGTCAAGATGGGATTCGATGCTCCCGGCGTAGAAGGAACAATCGTAGCTCCTGGAGTGCCTAGCAGGGGAGCGATGATTACACTCTGCACGGAGAGGATTGGATAAACTAGAGTGCGGATGCTGAAACGCCCGTTGCCATTCCTCACCTCACTATACGTACCAACGGCTAAGGTACGGGACAGATATCGATTGATGCCCATGCTAACCGCTGAGATGATCTTTGCCAAGGTAGCATCCGAGGCAGTGGATTGAGCCAAAGAGGGACTGATATAGTTCTTCAGGTCCGTCAATGTCGTCAAATCCACCGGCAACGGCATGCTTGCTCCTTACGGCTGCTTGTCTTCTTCCTTCTCTGGCCCCTGCTGGTTGGCTGCAAGGGGGGCTTTGCGAATCAGCTCAGCCTTTTCCTCCTCGCTGACCGAACCTCCACCCACTAACAGAACGCGTCCCGGTGCCGGCACGAAGCCATGCCCCTTCAGTCGCTCCACAAACGGGAAGGGGACAGTTACTGTCCCATCCGCATCGACGTTGAATATCTGCTGTTCTACGGACACCTGCGTGGTACCTTTGGGTGCCTGTAGCTTTACGGTTCCATTGCTCATGATCGTTTCTCCGAGAGGAAAGGTGGCGAGGTAGGCGAGCTGGTTTGAGCTCACCTACCTCACTACGGTGCGTTGGGTTAGATGACCGGAGTGCCTGTCGTCGGGTAGACGTTGCTCATCACGCCAAAAGCTGGTGTGAAGTAGCAGGCAAAGACTTCGTCTGAGTAGACGCCATACTCGTAACGCCGGCTACGGAAGGGCCACTGGATCTGGTAGTAGTCCATCCGAACATGAGCTTCCAGGATGTTCGGTACGCCTGACAGCTCGTACGGTGCGCGATCCGACCAGAAGATAATCGTTCCCGGTGGGACATACGGGTGAATCTCAACGTCGAGCGTGTTGCCGAAGAACTTGTTGAGATAGCTCGTAATGCGCCGACCGGCTACGATCCGCCCAGTCTCAGCATCCGCATCAAACAAGATCCGGAACGATGCGGCTGCGTTCTGCCCCAGCATAGTGCCCATAAAGTTCGCAATGTCCTGCGAGCTCATCAAGATTCGATCGTACCCGATCTTGTACTGATCATACGCAGCTTGGAGAATAGCATCCCACTCTGCGATATTGGTGCCGTTGACGGTCAACCCAGTGTTGCCAGTCGGCTTGGTGTAAACCAAGGAACCGCCAGCACTGATGGTAACCCCTGTTGGCAGTTGCTGATTGGTGCTCATCGCCAGGGAAGGAGCCGTACCAAACACCGATCCGAATATCTGCGATAGGATACCATCCGGCAACAGCGCGTTGGTGCTGTTGTCTTGATACACCCCTCCCACTTGCAACGCAGTGATAAGCTGGCCGGTGGTGGAAGGCGCGGCGCTGAAGATGACAGCGTTGCCTTGGGTAATAGCCTGCAGCCGAGTTGCTCCACTTGCCGTGCCAAAGTACCATGCGTAAGCTACAGCATTGGGAACCACTTCGACAGAAGCCATAATGGTGTTGCCTGCTGCCGGGGTTATGGTGGCTTGGTTGGAGGGCTTTGCGGAGCCACCACCGAAGGTGTCCGTGCTGCCGTCCGTGTTGGTTTTAGTGATCTGTCCGGGGACGCCATTCTGCAGCGAACTGGACAACCAACCTTGATGAGCCAGCGCCACGCAGACGACATAATACGGCTGCGCCGTCAATGCCGAGCCTGAACCACCAGCCACCAGCGTCGGGGTGGGTGTCACTCCCAAAGCGGTGGAAGCGTTACCGCCAATCAGCGTCTGCTCCTCACCAATCATAACTGAGCGGAGTGTAGACTGAATGGCGTTGCCCAACGCATCCGGCGTCAAATTCATGGCACCAAGACGTGCTTCAAACGACACACTGGATTCGAGACCCAATGTCTTGTAGGAGCACTGCTGGTCTTGCAGATTGATGCTGATGCCTCCACCGCGATTGCCTTCCGACACACCGACGGAGACATTGTTGATGTTAATCGCTGTGATGCGCTTCCAGTGGAATGCGTTTCCACCGTCGGCAGGTACACGGGGGAGACGGCTGATGAGGGGGATCAGCTGCTTGTACGGATACAGCAACTGAACCACTGGCCGAAGGTCATACCAGAGCAGGCCCAGCGACTGATCGATCGTATCCGCCTTGCTGATCTGCCCCACCTTAGCCGCAATAGAACGAATCATTTCATCGTTCTGTAGCAATTTATCTAGTTCATTCATGATGTCCACTCCCGGGTAGTTTAGAGTTACGCCTGTAGTGCTTTCCCTAGCAGGTCTACCTCCTTACCGTCCGGCTCCTCCTTTGAAATCAGGATCGGTAATACGCTTCCCAAACTGGTTCGGTGCCATAGCGCGCAACCCAATGATTCTTGCTGCCGCCTGAGTAGCACTATCGGGATCATTGGGATCAATGCTCTGATAGGCTTTGGCGATCTCCGTATTGGTTGAGTCCTTGGCGTCATTGCCCATGATGGTGGCTACTCCGCCCTTCTCCATGCCTGTGAACAGGCGTGGCCGATTGCCACTAAAAGGCATGCGCTCCAGGACAGCCATCTGCCCTTTCATGAATGCGCTTTCCTCGGACTGCTTGACCAGCTTCTCATTCAGCTCTTTGGTAGCCTCAGCCACGGCTTTCTGAATCGCCGTTGCGATGGCCGCTGCACTGTATGGGCTGTTGGTAGCAAACACCCCGGTGCCTTCCGTAGTACCTTCTGTCATGTGCGTCTGCGGCAGAAGATCCACAGCATCGGCATTGGGTGAGGAAACGTCACCATCTTCCTCCGACTTTGGCGTCAGCGACTTCTCGCCAACCCAAGAGGAGTTCACCTTGCCGATGTTGGCAGAGGCAATGTCGTGCTCATCTGCCATCTTCGTCAGATGCTCGTTGAGTTTAATGAGGTGCTCTGCAATAGGGTTGGCATCGGCTTTGGCCAGCCCAGCGCATTTGGCAACTTCTTGCATGCACTTCCCGTGGAGTATCTGAGCCTTCTCCAGGTGGCGCTTTGCCTTCCGGAGAGCTTCTTTATGCCCCTCTGAGTAACGCTTCAGCAGGTCTTCATTCATGGTCGACTTCTCCTGTTTTGTGCTGCCGGGCCAATCGGCTGGCAGGTGATCTGTTGCTTTTAGTGCTTTTGCTCTCGATATGATATGGGCTTTCGCCTTCTCATAATCTCCTGCCCGTCCAACCGCCCGAACGGCGTTCTCAAGATCATCTACCGATGCAATCGGAAACGACCCATCCGGAAGTGCTTCCCCAGATTCTGCGAGATGCTTGCGCTCCTTCTCGGTAAACTCGCGCTTGCCAACATTGCCGGCAATACGATCAAGTTTCGCTTGGAGTTCCGCATTCTGATCCTCTTCGTCTTGAAGCGCCCGATCCTTCGCTTTGTTTTCCTGCAGCTTCTTCTCCTCATCCCCCATCGCGATGCCGTTGTTTTCAGCTGCTTTGAGAGGGTCAGTGTAGTTCGCGGGATGATCGATGACGTTGGGCAGGAAAGGATCTGTCTGCGCGTTGGTCCCAGTAGCCTTCCCTCCAGGCAAACTGAATCCATCCCTAGCTGCGGATGGGCCTGCTTTGGCTAGGCCCAGAAGATCTTTGCCAAGGTCCAGCAGCTTGCTGAATGCAGATGTATAAGGATTGGTTTCAGGTGTTCCGGGGGAGGCAACTTTGATAACCTCGATGCGGCAATCTGGATTGGCTGGACGGTCTACCAAGCTGATTTCCATTAACTGGAGTTGCTGAATGGTGTCTCCAACTTTCTGGAGTTTCTTACCTCCAATTGAGAACCCCTTGTAGACCTTCTCCTTGCACTTCTGCCAGGCAGACTCGTCTACAACCTTGGCACCGATGTAGAGTCCAGTCCCGTCTACATGCGCCTCTTTCGTAACGCCAACAGCGCTGGATGTGTGCATCTCTCGGATGTTAGCCCAGCTCATGTAGTCCGGGAGGGCGGCCTTAATTGCCTCCAGTGTTACCACTTCACCCTGGCTGTCTTTCGATGGTGTTGACGCGTAGCCCCACACCATTCGCTTCTCCTCATCAATCTTCTCAATGGGCATGAAGTAGTTAAAGTCCATCCGGGTTCTCCTCGTATACTACACGATCACCGATACTCAGAATAAAAGCCCGAGATAAACAAAGCCTTTGTTGAAGCTTCATCTACTCTCGGGCCTGAGAGCTTCAGTACCTGTAGTTGCGTAGGTTAGAGAATATGCCGGGTGATGTCAACTGGTAATCTTATGTGGGTAGTGTAACAAAGGGTTTGTTTTCCTGGTCATAGTATTCTCCTCGCAAGACTACCTGTCCAACGGGTACAACCGATATTCCACTACCTTTTTGTTCTGCGTGTCGTAATCGCACTCTATTGTGACTCTCCGGTATGCTCCAAAACCGTTTTGCAGGCTGGCTTTGTTTGAGACAAGCGTCAATACTCCGGGCTTGTTTACATGACGCAGGTATGAATCAAATTTGCTCCCGAAAAAACCCACATTCCATTTGAAGTCATATTTCGCGATTGATTGCAGATAGTCATCTGCGTGATCACCGCAATAGACAGTCGCGTCTATTCCATATTTCGCATCCAGGGCATTGGCATCTTCTAGTGGGTCAGCGGGTGAAGAGGTCGCCGTAGAAACTAGGGTAGGGGAGTAGTCGAAGCACCCCATCGCTCTGCCAGCAAAGTACAGGAGCACCATCATCACAGCGAATGAAGCAAATCGCTCTTTAGATCCCGGCCTCAGCTTCCCCCCGCAAGCTGGGCATAACTTCTTGCGAGAAGAGAATGGCGTATCTACGCCACATTTTAGACATTTCATCGTTCACCGCTCCCTCCGTTTGGCTGCGATCACCATCCCCACCCCGTACAGACAGACGATGATAAAACTCAGTGTCAGCAAAAGCTCAAGCGGGCTCATTTCTTTCCCTTTCCTTTCGTATCTCGGCACACTTCTGGCAGTAGCCGCCCGTCTTGCAAGCCACCCTCAATCCTCCCGATAGCGATCCGCCACATGTTTCCGAGCGAGAACAGCCAGCCCACAAATAGTATGGAAACGATTATCCAGTAGATTGGCGTCCCTGCGTGCCGGGAGACCACCAAGTGGACGGCAAACCCAATGGCCAGGATGCCAATCAGCGTTGCGGCGGTGGATACATAGAACAATACACGATTTTTCATTTTGTTTCCTCCATTCTGGTTTGCCGGGGTGCGACCCTGGGCGGATCAGCTCATCCCTTGCAGACCTCTTTCCGGGCATCCATCCTATTGCCATCGATGTCCACTTCATAGCAGGGAGCGCAGACGCGGGGAGCTTTAACTTTGTCTGGATACCGTGCCTCCGGATGGACCACGATCTCGCTCACTTTGACCGGGCAGGCTACCCACTTCACGGCGTTTGGAGCATACTTGAGGGTCAGAAATGGTGCGGGGCTAAAGTGGAGTCCGCCCCCACACTCTTCTGCTCCTCCGTCCCAGTCCTCACACTGCGGTTTTGTGCCGGGAGTGTAGTTCCCACCGCGAGGAGATTTGTATTGCGCATCGACGCCTTTGTAGAGGATCGCCACGCCGCGCACTGGTTCCACCCCGTAGTTCGCCAGCCATTCGGCAGCGGTCTTCGGGGCCTTGTATTTGATTTCCACCCCCCCAACAGCCACGACGTCTGGCTCCAGGATGAGCACGGGTACTTGCGGGGTAGCCGTGACGGTGGCACTGCCCGACGCCGTGACGGTGGCACTGCCTGACGCCCTGACGCTGGCGCTATCCGACGCCCTGACGCTGGCGCTGTCCGACGCCGTGACAGTGACACTGCCCGAGGCCGTGACGCTGGCGCTGTCCCGCGCCGTGACGCTGACACTGTTCCACGCCGTGACGCTGGCGCTGCCCGACGCCGTGACGCTAGCACTGCCCAACGCCGTGACGCTGGCGTTGCCCGACGCCCTGACGCTGGCGCTGCCCGACGCCCTGACGCTGGCGCTGTCCGAGGCGATGACGCTGGCGCTGTCCCACGCCCTGACCCTGGCACTGCCCAACGCCGTCACGGTGGCACTGTCCGACGCCGTGACAGTGACACTGCCCGAGGCCCTGACGCTGGCGCTGTCCGACGCCGTGACAGTGACACTGCCCGAGGCCCTGACGCTGGCGCTGCCCGACGCCGTGACAGTGGCTCTGCCTAACGCCCTGACGCTGGCACTGTCCGAGGCGATGACGGTGGCACTGTCCCACGCCGTGACGCTGGCACTGTCCGACGCCGTGACGGTGGCTCTGTCCCGCGCCGTGACGCTGACACTGTCCGAGGCCGTGACGCTGGCGCTGCCCGTTACGACGTATACTCCGCTCCCAGTCAGGCAAACTTCAGCGGTGGGATTCTTCAGGGCCTCATCCATCTCGGCCTGTGTGGTAACTTTTACGATCATCTCTTCGTCTCCTGCGGCTGCTGCCGCTGTAAGGGTTAATGTTTCGCCCTGATGTATTCATCATATATAATCATCAATCAAAGTCAAGAGAAAACTTTAGCAGAATGCTAAATTTCTGTGGAAAACTCTGTGGATATTTAGGAAATCTAAGGGGTGGTACTAGGCAGCTTCCGTGAGGAGCTGCCCAGCCACTTTGGTTAATTCCAGTTGACGTTCTGGCGACTCAGACTGACCAGCCACCCAAGACATTGCGTTAGACAGTCTCCATTGCGTGTTGCCGGCAGGAACGGCCTCAACACCCCCGAGCTCAAAGATGCCAAGTGCCCTTTCTCCCTCGGATTTCGTGACTACTCCTCGTGTGGTCAGATTCTTGATGGCTGCCTGAACCTGCACCAACGACAACTCCTTACTG